CCGCAGCATCCTTTCCGTCCTTCCCATCCCGGACAGTGACACTGAATGCACTGACCGTCTTTGCAGTGAATGATTCCACGATGCCACCAAGGACCAATTTGTTTGCAGCAGGTTCAAGCAGATCAATTGACAGCTTCCTGACCAACAGATTCTGATTGATTCCGTGCGGATTGCTTGTCACATTCACATATGTTCCCACATGGAAAGATGTCACCGTCTTATCAATTGCCGCAAGATCGGCTGCTGAAAGTTCGATGATTTCCGGTGTATTGACAAGTGAAGCAAGATGTGCTTTCGCCTTCCGCAGAAGGTTTGAAGCAATTGTGACATCATCCCATATATTTGTTGCAAATATCATGCCATACTCTTTGACCGCATCTTCATCGAAGATATAGTCAAGGCCATCATTCACAGATTCGATTGTCAGTCTTTCTTCGGATCCTTCAAGCTTCGCACCAAGTGGAATCAGTGCCGTTGATATTTCATCACCCTTCCGGATCCGCTTCATTTCAAGCAGATTCTTTGCAAACTCAATCTTCTGTGCTGACAGCAGTGTGAAGTCATTCAAATAATCAATGTAGCTGATATTTTCCTGCCTTCTGATGTCCACATATCCACCATATTTGTTGATAAGTGATTCAGTAATGACTTCCCAAGTCTTCTTGTAGTCATTGGAAGTCATTGAAACTGTTTCCCCGGCATCCGTCACAGTGACATTTCCCAATGTGAACTGACGATCTGCATCAACCTGTGCATTGTGTTCTGAAATAAGCTTCTGAAGGAATTCTGTGATGCTTCCGGTGAATTCATATGGCCTGATGACTGAATCAATCAGGAAGGCCATTTCCCCTTCACATTCCACATACTTTTCATTGTAGAATCCTATTTCATCATTCAGCACTCTTCCCCGGAACAACAAATAATCATCCTGATAGACAGTGATGATTGATTTCATCTTCCTGATGAATTCATATGTTGGATGATCCGGATAGATCGTGAATGTGAAGTATCCTGTTTTGTTCAGTTCCAAATCTACCTTCGGGGAAAAGATCTTGTATTCTTCCAAACGGTCATCATAAAGCAGGAATGAATCACAAAGTACCCGGTACATATCACAACCCCCTTTCGATGTATATGAAGGTTGCTGTGCCTGCTCCGTCTAATAGAATTGTATTTTCCCCATTTACCAACCGAACCGCAGGAAGGTCATATCTGCCTTCAGAAAGCGAATAGAAATTTGATCCGAAGGTCAGATCCACTTCCCCGGTGATGTCTATTGTCGGCATCACACTTCTTTTGCTGTTCGTGAGAATGACCGTTTTCGGACCGTTCACCGGTGCTGTCACTACCGTTTCAGATAGCTTTGTTTTGTACGGATCACAATCGCAATCAATTGTCAACTTTCCGATATTCTTATCAGCTTTCCATTCTGACACACTGATTCGCCCGGTATAATACCACTCCGGATCATCATCAAGAACGATCTGCATCTTCTGTCCATGCAAGGCATCCTGTATATGTGAAAACTGATCCATGAAATCAGACTGCGGAACAATGCTTGAAAACTCAAAGGACAGATTCCGATTGTTATATTTAACTTCTCCGAAAACTTCCGTTAAATCAAGAACACCATCACCGCCCGGAATCTCAATGGTTTCCGTTTTTGGTGATGGTGTTCCAATTGTCTTTTGTGAAAGGATAAGGGAAAAATCACGGTATGAATGAAAATCCCCAAAATTTACACCTTTCATATAACCTGCCTTTCTTTGCAGTTTAGCAAGTTATCTTTTGTTTTATTCCGTTACTGCTTCCCATCCCTGCGGATATTCAGAAGGCTTCCAAACATTGTTGTCAATCAAGGAACGATATACAACATCATCTTCGGTGCAACAATCCCCTGTGCCATAAGGACTTGTGGAAATTGCCACATACGGAAGTGCGTGTTTCGGATCCTGTGACCACTTGAATCCCCACTGTGCAGGCAAATCTTCCGGTTCCGCTGTGAATACAGTGCTGTCATACGGCTGCAACAGCTTCACAACTCTGCCCTGCGGAGAACGACACACAAAACCCACCGGACGATCAAGCATATTGCACTTTGCACATGCTGCATAGAAAGAAGGAATGAAACCATATTCTTCATACAGTTCGGTTCCGGTCATACTCTCTGCTTTCTCCTGCAATTCCTCTGCAACTTTTCTTCCATACTTTCGCATGGTGTCTAACACAAAATCTTTGCTTGTCATACCTCATTCACCCCTTCCTCGATTGCGAGTGCCATTTCATCCCACACGTTACTGTCGGAAGACGGTGTTTCGGGTTCCGGTGTCGGAATCTCCGGAATCTCTCTCGGAGTAAACTCCACAACCTCAGTTCCGTCCTCATTCAGTACAATGTCACAGAACCCTTTCGTTTCAAGAATATCTGCAACCATATCATCGGGAACAACCGCATAATCTTCATACGGATTTTCACTCCATGCGGAATTAGTCTGAATGTCCCTCACCGCATACTCTCCCGTAGTTCCCTTGGAAATAACACAGAAAGGATTTACCCTCTGCGGAATTTCAACGATTTCTTCCTCAATCGGAGTTTCGATATTTTCTAAGATTTCGCTCATGGTATGCTCCTTTCTTATAACAGCTCATAATAATAGCTTCCGCCACTAGCATTAAACAGTTCCGATGTTGTAGCCATATACAAATTTCCTCCACCATCTCTCGTCCAATACGCATCTGAGCCAGTAACTACCACACCACCCTTTCTTCCGATATATCCGCTTTCTGTTACGATTGCAAAATCTTCCGAACTAACCCTTCTAACCATGATACAGTTACCAACTCCACCGACTTTTACAGTTCTTGCCGTAGCACTACCATTTCCAGTGTAAGTGCCAGTAGGCTTGTTGCCAGTGTGGAGAAGGTCACTTACTACACCACCTGTACTCATAAATGCAGGGTTGTTGATTGCAGAAAAGCCCAAATAACCCATATCGCCAACCGTACTCTTATACTGAACGTAATTTACTCCATGTGTTGGATTTGTATTGTTTAAGGTTAATGTTGCCGCTTGTGCAGTCTTGACTTCCATTGTCGCACTATTAACAAGCGGTAAGTAGTTCGCAAGGTCAACCGCTATTCCTAACCTCTGCCAATATGCTGTGTTGCTGTCCGATGGTGTCTGCCCGGTGCAAGCCTGCTTGCATACCCACGATGCCCCGGAATGGTTTACAATATCAAGCATTGCGTATGTAGTGGATGCCGAATAGTCACCCTTCGGCATCAATAAAATTCTTCCTGCGTTTTCCATTATCGCACCCCCCATTCGAGATTTCCGCTTTGGTTATTTACTGCGAACACATACTTCGGTGCATTGTATTCCAAATTCCCGGTTGTAAAGTTCACAGCAAATTGTGTGTTGTGTGTTATCTGCCGGACTTCTTCCAAGGCATCCACACACACTTCTTCACTTGCCTTTGCCTTGTTTTCACTTGCCGCCGCCGCGCTTGCACTTCCTGCCGCGGCATTTGCCGATGCCTGCGCATTTGCCGCACTTGCCGCCGCTTCCGTGATGGGTGCCTGCATATTCAAATCAAGTTCGATTATGCGATTATCCAGTTCATCAATCGCGGCATCCATCTTGTTCATGTTTGTTTCGTTCAATGGCGTTTTCCCGGAAGGATAGTTTTCCCATTCAATCCGCCTGTACGCTTTCTGCATCTTTTGCCACCTCGCTTTCCGCTTCCGTCTGCAAAGCTATTGCAACCTGCCGCCGCACTGCCGCAAGGGTGTTTTCCACTACCATTTCGACTATACAGGGCGGCAAGCCGCTTTTATTTATCGTGTTCACCAAATCCTCTTGAAACTTCTTCGTTGCTGTGTTGATTCCCATGCCTTACACCACCTTTGCTTCAAGTGCTTCCAATCTTTCATTGATTACCGCAATCTTTCCCTGCACCCAACCTGTACTTGCAATATTGCCGTACTTATAACCACTTTCCGCTTGATAACCATTCGCGGACATAATATTGATGTTTCCGATAGTGGTATATGAAATGGTTGTATTTGCGCTATTCAACGAAACCGATGCGGAAATAGAATCATTGGTTGTCAAAACACGGTACCCATCCACATAAAAACCGCCTGTTCCCGGCGTTACAACTCGAAGCTGATTGTTGTATAGTTCAATTCGAGAAACGGTATTTCCGCCACTTCTAAACCAAACAGCATGGGAACCGTAAATAATTTCATTTCCATTGCTTGCAGTAACCTCAATACCGGAATCCCCTATCTCAACAGTATGATAAGAGTTTTTGATTTTAAGATTTCCGTTTGCATCAATGGAGAAATTTCCGCCGCCTGCCGAAACATAGCCATCAAGATTGATTTGCCCTGCTGTGATAGTAATTTCATTCAACGCAATGTCAATCATGGTATCTACTTCGCCTGCGGTAACGCGAAGGGAAATCTGATCCGAAAGTTCCGTGATGCTCGATGCAGTATTATTCGCCAAATCTTCCACAGATAGATTTATGGCATCCGCAGTCTGCTTTATTTCAGAACTCAACCCTTTGTTTACATCCTCAATCCGGGATTTCGTTTCTTCCACCGTCCGGGAAAGGATGTTGGTCTTTCCCTTCAACTGCAAAATGGACTGTTGCACCGAATTTACATTGTCGGAATAGGTTTCTTCGCCGTTTGCATCGTAGGTGTCAAACAACGCCTGTATGCCCTTCAATGTGCGCTCCAAAATGTAGGTTTCCACGATTTGCCGCTGTGTCACTATGCGGATTCCGCTTCCGACTTCCATGCACGGATTGCCGATTGCTGTTACTCTTGCCGGGCGATACCATAAAACACTGATAATGTCAAATAGCTTCTGCCCGATTGCTTCCAGTGCCGCCGCATCCTTGCCATACACAAGGAAATTATCTTCAACGATATAGCAATTCTCACCATTGCCGATGATGCACCCGATATCGTTTTCTTCCTGCCGGATTTGCAGTTTCCCGATTCGCTTTGTGGTGTAATCTTCGTACTTGCATTCCTTGTAGTAATGCGCGGATATGGTTTCGGTACCGGAAGGAAACAAATCTTCCGCCGGGAATAATTCGTTCGAAGGGAAAAGCCCTGCCACAAATTCTTCAAGCACGACATACTGCATCTTTCCACTCCGCCCGATATGCCCGAAGCATCCGTTGATTTCGCAAATAGCCGAAAGCACATCTTTTCCACTTAACACTTTCGGATCAATAGTACGCTCCACAACCATTTCATCATTTGGCAGGGTGATTTCTTCCTGCTCCACGCCAAAATGCTCCATGAAGGAATCGCGGAACTCCCGAAGGGTGATTGTGCTGTCCTCTTTCGGAAGAATGCTGTTATACCATGCCGCCACATCCGCTTTGATGATATCGTACATGGCATCATGCGCCACAATATCCCGGAATCGTCTGTCTGCTGTCGGTTTGTCGGATGTTACCTTATAGGTGCCAAGCACAAAAGGTTCCACAATATCCCCGACATACATTGACACCGTAAAGGTTTCCCCGATAAGCGGAATCACATTGCCAATGATGCGCAGCTTAAATACCGATGCTTCGCAGGAACCGAAACGAAGTTCCGGTTCCGAACAAAGGCTTTCGGAGATTTCCATGCTTTCCGATACAATATCTTCGTTGCGAAGCGTGACAGAAAGATTCGGGAAATGGATAATCAGTCTTTTGGCAATGCCCGACTGATTGAAAAGTTCCTTAAATTCTTTTGTATCTGCCATCGTCAATTCTCCTTTAACTTAACAAGGATTTCACCATACCGGATTCCGCCTGCGGCGTGCTTGTGTGGTGTTTTCATATCTTCCACACGGAAAACACCTGTTGCATATGCTCCGGTTGTGTCGTTCCAATATTCCACAAATACATTGCGTTCCGGAAATGCAGACATAATCGCAAGATGTTCTTCCATGTCATGTTCCCGGATGGTGAAATTTATTTCCATCTTCTTTACCGGGCTTAATTCCTCATGCGGATTGCCTGCGGCATCGTAATAGGATGCAAGTACGCGGCTTTTCGGCATGGAATTATAGCTTCCGCGCTTAATCATAAAATCACTAATGATGGTTCCATTGACTTTGATTCTATAACCTTGATACATACTGAACCCCCTTACGCAAACGCCGGATTCCCGGTTTTCTGTGTGTATTCACGCGCTCTGTCACGCACTACACGGAAAATGCCGCTTTCGTCCGTTTCGATTCTCTGTGTATTCTGCAATTCCGGTATTACCTCGCGGATAGCTTCAACAACCGCATAGGAAAGACGGTCATAATCAATTCCGCCGCCGATGCCCTGCATTGCCATATCCTGCGCAACCCTGCCAATCCACTTTTCGTTCTGATCTAACGGAACAACCGCTTCTGCGCCGTTTCCTTCAAGGAATCCAACCTGCCCTTTTTCAAGGATGCCGCCGCGCTCCAGTTTCGGAATCAGCGGAATGTTGATGCCCTTGCCGCCTATTTCCGGAACCCAATCCGGAATCTGTAATTTGTTCAATCCGCCAATCAGCGCATTCACCGCATCAATAATGAGATTGATAGGCGTTTTTACTGCCGTTACCAAGCCTTCAAAAATGCCTGTCACAAAGTCAACCAACGCCTGCCAAGCCTTCTCCCAATCTCCGGTGAAAACTGCGGTGATAAAGTCAATAATTCCGGTAAGACAAGGCTTTAAGGTGTTTTCCCACATATTCTTGATATGTTCGAAACAAGTATCAACCGCCGGACCGATGAAGTTTGTAAACACTTCTTCGAATACAGGTGCCAAGACTTCATCAATGAATTTGCCGATTGCTTCAAAGCACGGCTTCAAGTGTTCTTCCCAAATTACACCGATATCAGAAAAACAGCCCGAAACAAATTCCTTGATTTCCGGCATCTTCTCGGAAAATACATCACGCACGGTGCCAACGCAGGATTGAATCAGTTCCCAAATCGGCGCACCTAATGTTTCCCATGTTGTGGAAAGCACATCCCAAAGCCCGGTGAAAAGCCCTTCGATGTTAACGAAGGATTCTTCGAAGGTGGCTTCCGTTCCAAGCAATCCGCCTGCAATCATGTTCCAAATTTGCGCAAAAAGCCCGGTCACGGCTTCCAGTAATACCGGGAACGCCGCCGCAAGCCCTTCGGCAATCTGTGATAAAATCTTCGGAAGCTGCTCGACAATAAGCTGAATAATATCCGGCAATGCTTCAATCAGTGCCAATGTCAACTGCACTGCACAATCAATCAAGGAAGTAATAATTCCGGAATCGACTATGCCCTCAATCAGTCCCGGCAGGGCATCGCATAGCATTTCCATCAACTGCGGAAGCGCACCAACGATTGCTTCAAATATCTTCATTGCCCCATCAATAAAAAGCGGAAGAACATCAATCAATGCTCCAAGAATATCCGGAAGCGCATCTGCAAGGCTTCCTATCAAGGACACCGCCGCAGAAATAACCGTGGGCAATAACGAAGAAATCAATTTCGGGATAGCTTTTGCGATTTTCGGTGCCAATTTCGGTATCAATTCGACAATCTTTTTCAAGATTATTTCTACCCTCGGAATCACATTGCCTGCCACGGTGATTGCACTTTCGCTGAATAGGTCAAGCAATCCGCCAATATCGGCATTTTCATTTCCCAATCCTGCGACAAGGTTTTTCCATGCGGATTTCATGGACGAAATAGAACCGGAGATTGTGGAACTTGCTTCCTTCGCCGTGGTTCCTGTGATACCAATTTCCGTTTGTATTACATGGATTGCATCTACTACATCCGCATAACTGGAAATGTCGTATTCAATCCCGGAGATTGCCTGCGCATCCCGAAGAAGGCGTTGCATTTCTTCCTTGGTTCCGCCGTAGCCCAACTTTAAATTGTCAAGCATGGTGTAGTTCTGCTTTGCGAAGCCTTGATAAGCATTTTGGATGCTTTCCATGCTCGTTCCCATCTTGTTTGCATTGTCGGACATATCCGTGATTGCCAAATTCGCCTTTTCTGCCGCCTTTGCTGTGTCACCGTCCAAACTCTGAATCAAGGATGCAGAAAAGGATGTGACGGTTTCCATGTACTCATTCGCGGACATTCCGGCTGTTTTATATGCGTTTTCCGCATATTTTAGTACCGTTTCTCCGCTGTTCTTGAAAAGCGTTTCTACACCGCCTACAAGCTGTTCATAGTCTGCATATCCATCCAATGCACTTTTGGTAAGTGCCACAACCGCCGCGCCACCTGCCGCAAGCCCTGCGGCAACGGTCTTTCCGACTTTCACCGCCGCTGAACCGACTTTGCCAAATGCCGATCCGATTTTCCCATGCGATTTTTCTGCCTTATCGACAGTTTCATCAATAGCTGCATTCGCTCCGCTGTTGTCAATAGCTACCGTTCCAAGTAGCCTAAAAAGTTCCATAAGGGATTCACCCCCTTCTTTTGTTCATTAAAAAACACACGGCGTGTGTTTCCGTGCGTTTATCGTGCGTTTCCTCTGCTTGCTGTCCGGTACATCCTTCCAAGCCTTGCATCAACCGCAGGTGCCAATTCGCCAACCAATGCGCCGCTATCAAGCCGGATTTGCATACCGAATAGATTTTCAAGCAAAGCAATTATTCTGTTCATCCGGGTAATGATATCCGCATCATTTCCCGGCTTTGTTTCTGTTCTTTGTAACTCGTTCAAATCTTCCGCAACATTGGAAAGCCATGCCCGGTTGTTTTCCAACGGCACAACAGCTTCCGCACCGGAACCCTCTAAGATGCCGACTTGCCCTTTCTCCAGTACACCACCTTTTGCAAGGCGCGGAAGGGAGATTTTCGACACGGTTCCGACATTGATTCCCGGAAGTTTGTTTGCAAGGCGGATTGCACTGTTTATCAGTCCAATTCCCTTATTGATAGCACCTTCCACCAAGGATAAGGCACCATTCATTCCTTTTTTCACGGCATTTCCCATTGCGTTTCCGATGGAAGTTCCGATTGAACCGAATTTGCTTTTCACCTTGCCCCAAAGCCCGGAGAAGAAGGAACCCCAACTGCTGAAAGCGGATTTGATATTGTTCCATGCGTTCCGGAAGGTATTGCGGAACCACGATGCAACCGAACCAAAAACGCCACGGATGCCGGACCATATTCCGGAGAAGAAAGAACGCGCTCCATTCCATATAGACTTGACACCGTTCCATGCGTTCCGGAAAATTTGGGAAAACCACGATTTCACAGAATTAAAAGTAGACTTGATTCCGTTCCATATCCCCCGGAAGTACCCTGTCACCGCGGACCATGTTTTCTTAATAGCCGCCCACGCATCCGAAAAGTATTTCCGGATTGCCTTCCATGCGGAATTTGCAAGGGATTTTATCGTGTTCCATGCGGATTTCCAAAAGTTCCGGAAGCCATCGACATTGTTCCAAAGGTAAATAAACGCCGCCACAAGCCCCACAACAGCCGCCACAACCAAGCCAATAGGATTTGCCATCAATACCGCATTAAAGGCAATCATGGCAGTTCTAACAACCTTCACGGCGTTTGCCGCTGCGGTCATTATCTTTCCCCATGAAATAATTAAAACGAAGGCACCGATTGCCGTTGTTGCGCCTATAATAACGCCAACCCATGTTTGCACGGTTTCTTCGTTCTGCTTTATCCATGTGATAGCATCACGGAACCAATTCACCATATCTTCAAGGACCGGGATTGCCTTTTCTGCAAGTGATGCAATCGCATTCCGAAGTGCTGTCATTATCGGTTCCCCGATTTCACCAACCTTCGCCATTGCATCCGATAAGCGTTCCTGCGCCTTCCGGGATTCCATGATATCCTTGTTGGTTTCTTTGTACTGCACGGATGCTTCGCTGTAAGTGCCTTTTAAGGTCTTTACAATCAAATCCTGCCGTTCTTCCTCGGTTTTCAGCTTCGCCAACTTATCGTTGAAATCCTCAACCGTGATTCCGGACCATTCCAAGGCATCCGCAAGGCTTCCTTGCACTTCTCCAAGGGATGCAGAATGATTGATGCCCTCTGCAAGTCCTTCCAACGGCAACGATTCTCCGAAAGTGGCATATACTCCGGTCAAAATACCTGTTAGATCGGACAGTTCCTTTTCGTTGTCCGCAATCAATGCAAGATGCTGTGATGCTTCCACCGCCTGCCCGGAATCTCCAAGCACGGCGTTAAGTTCTGAATAGGTGTCCTTTGCGGCTTTGGAACTGTGTCCTGCTGTCTGAAATGCCGCATCAAGCAGGTTCATTTCCGCCCTGTACTCTCTTGTACTTTCTACCGCACCGACAAATGCACCGCCAATGGCAAGCCCTGCCGCCCCGATGCCGATTGCAATATTCTTCGCAACACCGCCGATTTTTGAAAAGGCGGATTCGGTTTCGTTTGCGGATTCATGCGCCTTTTGTGTGGTGCCTTCCAGTGCGTTGTTCGCTTCTGTATTGTCTATTGCTATTGTTCCCAATAACTTAAACAATTCCATAAGCATTTTCCTATTCCGGCACGAAGCCTTTCAACATATCCCTTGATTCACTTATCGCATTGCTGATTTCCTCGTTTGTCATGTACTGTTCGCCGTGCTTCGGCTTTTCGCATTCCCTCACATAATCATCGAAGGACATATCCCCCCAAACTTTATGCAAGTAATACTGCCACCGCGCTTCATGCACCTTTTCATCGGCAATGGTTTTCAGTATCTCACAGACAAATTCGTGAAACTGTTGCAATCTGATAAATTCATCCATAATCAAAAATGGACTTGCATATCTCTGTGATAGCAAGTCCATCAATTTGATATATCCTACCGATTGAACAACTTCGTAACTCGTCCGAAAAAATCGCGGAAATCCTCTTTCATTACAATCTCAACAATAAGTTCGCCGTAATCTGCAAACGGCATCTTTGCAATATCCGTCTGCTTCATCCCGGTAAGACTTGCAACGAACATCTGAATTTCTTTTTCCGCCTTCGGGATGTTAGAAATCACGATTCCTGCAATGTCAAATAAAACATTCAAACCGACTTTCTCAACATCTTTTGCTTCGCCCTTGAAATCCTCAACATTGAAGCATTCCTTGAACTCCCGGATTCCGATTGCGGAAATAATCTTACAGATTGCGCCCATATCGGATGCAACCAACGGTCTTAATTCGTAATTCTCCATTGTTCAATCTCCTTTACTTTATATCCTAGGCAGTCTGCTTCGGATAAAGAATGCGCCACGGAAGGGTGTCTGCTTCCGGGGAAACATCTGCTACACACTGGAATGTTCCGGTGAATACGCCTGCTTCCTTGTTCTTGCCCTCTACCTCGAAGCCGGAAGTACAAATTGCCTGCTCGAAGATAATAATGATCGGCGTTCCATTGGTCTTTTTGCCTACATAAGCAAGATTCTCGATGTAATCACCCTCGGTGATTCTTGCGCGAGAAGTGATTTCGGAAAAGCCTTCGTAAACCGTGGAATCCGCAACATCACCAACAACGCACATCTTCAAGATATCCGGTGTCATTTCAACAAAGTTCACTTCCATCGTTGCCGTTTCACCGACTTTGTGCTTTAAGCCCTTAACAGCTACAAGCGCACCGTCTACTTCGATATCCATAAACTCCGGAACAATGCTTACCTTGGAACCGCCGGAAGTAGCACCGATAAGAGATTCTTCAAAATTCCACTTGCCATCCGCCAATGTCAAGCCCTTATGGATGGTGCCTGCACCAAGCATGATGTTCTCCGGAGTTTTTGCGGTAATACCGCTAGACTTTAATTCTTCGTACATTATTTCACGCTCCATTCTTTTACATCTAAATTGATTTGGATTCTTTTAAGTTCGGCATCCTCTGTCGGAACAACCAAACTGTTTGCATAAAAAATAGCCACTGCGGAACCATTGTCCGCAATGACTGTATTTCCGCCCACTTTGTTAAAATAGGCGGATATTGCTTCTTTCGCATCTTCCAATGCAAGCCACGATCCGCGCGTGAACCCGGACAGAAGGAAGGATGCTTCCTGCAAGCCGGATTCATCGGTTGATTCGATTTCTTGGTATTCACCTACAAAGTAGGTTTCCGGGGCATCTTCATCCTCTGCTACATCGTAACGCATAAAGGAATAGGCAAGCCCCAAGGAATCCATTGCATCGGATATGATTTTCAATCCTGCTTTGCTCATTTCATCCTCACTTTCAGCACCTCTTTTGCCCTTCTTATCAAGGCAGGTTTCAAACTGATAAAGGCACGATGGAATGCCCGGTGCGGCTTTTTACCATAGGTATGATGCCACTTGCCCTTCTCGTCTTGGTAGTACCAACCGCCTTTTCTGCCGTTGCCGTGAAGTGCGAAATCACCTGTACCAAATTCTTCCCATATTGCATTCTGCAATGGGCTTCCGATGGTGCAAACACCTTCGCCTTCATCAACTCTGTAATTCCATGAACCTTTAAGCTGTCCGCTACCAACGCGCGAATTGTCCGCTACCTGCGAAGATAAAGATTCTCCGGCTTCGTACAGATAGGCAATCGCAGCATCGTTCAATACCGCTTTTACATGTGCGCTGTTGTCCGTAAATTGCACCGCCATAATCACTGCCCCCCGGTATGCTTCAGATAGATTTCCCACTGTGCATTCAAGCCCATAGGATTGTCAATCAGCATTACATCGTATCTCTGCGAATTTGCCACCATACGCGCATTTTCTGCGCTTACCCTTACCGTTTTACCTTCGATTTCTAAAGTTGCAGGAATCGGCAAATAATCGCAAATAAACAGGTGCGTTGATTCGTCTACTTTGGCATTGTATGTGGTGTATTTCGCTTCGCCGCCCTTAAAGTCAAGCCAACCGAACAATTCCACCACATCATGCCATGCCGGAACCTTTTCGCCTATCTCGTTCTTTGTGGTGGTGCTTACCTGCAAAACTGCTTTAATGTTGCCGCCTATCATGTAAACACCCCCTAAAAACGCGCTTTGTGGTATTGCTTCAAAAAACCCAATACCGCTTTCGGATATCCGTCCGCGGCGCATTCGTTCGCCATATTGAAATACATCACAGTATGCCGGGAAATCGTTTCGGACTGCACGCCTACTTTCGGACGGTATTGCAAATCCCACTGAATCATATTTGCAACGCCCATCTTCACATCCGGCGGATAGACAACCTTTGTCACAAGCACATCTGTTTCGTCCAATGCTCCCGGAAGCGTGACAACATCCCCTTCGATTTCAGAAACGACATACAAGCCCTCGTTGAAATGCGATTCGGAAATCTGTATGGTATCACCCACCTTGAACATTGCGGCATCCAAATATAACTTGCCATCCTCGATTGTTCCAACGGTCCGGAAGCCCCGGTGCTGAAAGTTATTGTTTGTATAGTTCCGAATAAACATTTCGATACCATCAAGCATTCCTTTCAGCACATCATCCGGCTTGTCTGTGGTTATGCGTTGCTTTAATTCCTCAACGGTCATAATCATAGGGATTGCCCCCTTTCATTACTTCTTGAAGGTTGCAAGAACTACCTTGGAAGCATTGGAAAGTGCAACGGTGTAAATCTCATCAACGGAAACCGCAGTCTTTCTTGCAAGGCTGAAACGCTCGGTTTCAACATTGACATTGCGCTTTCTGTAAACGGTCAATGCCGGGCTCTCATCCTCGGTTTCATTGTCACCGTTTAACTTAACAATCGGACAAACATATCCGGTGCCGCCCTCGTTCTCCGGAACCTTCTTGGACGGAACAACTTCACAACCGCAAATCTTACCGATTGCACCGCTTACACGAACGGTTTCTGCCAACTTATCAGCGGCAAGGAAATCTGCATCCTTTCTTAACTTCGTAACCTGCTTCGGATGTACGAAAATAACCTTCGGAGAATTTACTTCTTCCTCGAAGATATCAACCGCATCAACGATGCCGGAGTAAGAAATAGCGGATGCGATTCCGTCATACTTAAGCTGTGCAGTCTGTAATGCTGCCATTGCATCTGCATCAACCTTGGATGCGATGGACTTTGCAAGCTGTCCGTTTGCTTCGCCTACCGGATCGCCGTAACCGGAAAGAACTGCTTCATCGGTCAACTCAACAGCCTTCATTGCCTTCTTAACCTTTGCATTGGTGGTAGTAGCGGTAAGAAGTACGGTGCCGCACTCGATACCCTCTGCAACATCCTCTGCATCACCGATGTAAGCGAACTGCGGAACGGTGATAGTGTCACCTGCGTTCTTTGCTTCAAGGGTGGTGTCAATCTTCGCGAACGGAGTAACAACAATCTTGGAATCAATCTTCGCGGAAATGATATCCGCCATAACTTCTGCATTGATAAGGTTCTCTAACATAGTAGTAGCCATAATTTTTTACCTCTCTTTTCGTTTAATTATTTGTTTTGCCAGTCATTTGTGCGTACACATCCGGCTGTTCCTGCTTCAATTTCAATCTGCTCTGATATCCCATCTTTGCGAACTGCTCCTGCGTGATGCCGCCTGTGGAGTTATCCCCGGAAGGTAATCTGTTATCACCAAGAACGCGCATATTGTTACCACTCGCAGATTCGAACATTGTCGGGAACTGCGTTTTCAGTCCGTCCTTTAACGCATCCCAACCCTTGATATTGTCGTTTTCATCAAGTGATAAGGTTTCGCCCTTCTCTTTCAGCTTTTCATTCAATTTGAATGTCAAGTAATCAACATCAACCGCCTTTTCCGAAAGCAAAGCAACCTTGATTGCGGATTTGATTTTCGTTTCCTGCAACTGTGCCTGCAAGTCTGCCACCTGCGATTCGTAGCCAGTAATCTTGCCCTGCAATTCCTCGTTTCCCTTGGTCCCTTTCTTCAATTCTGCGATCAACTCGTTTGCGGATAAAAGTTCCGCTTCCTTACCTTTCAACGATTCATTCAAGGCATCATACTTTCCCTTGCCGACATATTCGCCGGAAGCAAGGTTTGCAATCTTAATCAGCTTATCCTTGTTCGCTTCGTTGCCGTTGTGTTCGTTGATTTTGCTTTCAATCTGTGCGAAAAGTTCTGCACCTAACAACTCTTTTAAAAACTCCATATCTTCTTCCTTTCTTTGCCGCTGTTTTTATTTGCGGTGCCGCCGCAGGCAAGATGCCTTTTATATGTGCCCTGCATCCGGGGCAATTTTGCCGTGCTTTTAATCGACTTCGGGCTTCGGTCAATCGTTCTGTTGATGCCAACAAAACGATAATAATAAAAGCACCCCGAAGGATGCTTTTAAATCTTAATAAGTTTTCCTGCTTTAAGCAGATTCAGCATTTTATTGTTCTGTGCTGCCGTGTAACTGTACCCAACAATTCCATTCACTTCCGCAATGCGCGCCCGGTGTCCTTTGGAACTGTCAACACCGATGCTGTTTAACGCATCTACAAGGCTTCCGGATTTGCCTGTGTACTTCGGATAATAGTCTATCTTGCTTGTTCCGCTTCCGTCCTCAAGTGCCATTACAACATGGCTTCCTTCCTTCAAGAAGATTCCGCCAACCTTTGCCAACTTATCACTTGCAAGATGTTCTTCGTCTTGGTATAAACGGAATTTCCCGGTTGCAAGAAGTTTCGCTCTCATGTTCCCGGTATATCCATCCGCCGCAATGTTCAATCCGGCAAGTTTATAGCAGGAAATAACAAGGGAAGAACAATCGAATCCGCCGGAACCTTTGGAAATGTCACCGCCATTCTTTACGATGGACTTATATCCGAACCATCTGCGCGGCTGTGAATATCCGTATGATGAATCCTTGCAAATCTGCTCCATAATCTGTGCGGCTTTCTTTGCAAGTCTTTCGCTTGTGCATTCAAGGTATACATTCCATCCGCCGTTGTACCATTTCCGGGTGCATATCTCTTTCCCGGTTTGGTCCCCGGCTTTCTCTCCGCCATAACCTGCTTTTCCGTTTTCGTCCATTACTGCATGTCCGATCTTAATAGACATATCACTTCATCCCCTCTTTAATCTGTTTTACAGCTTGGTTTGCTCCTGTGGATGCCAAACCGGAAACAATACCGACTGCGATTGCATCCAGTACATTGTTCGCCGGAAAGTCCGGGATAACAAACATTCCAACAACGCCCAAAACACCGCCTAAAATGCCGACAATGGACGGAATGAAATTGTCCTTTACCTTCGGAAGCTGCTTGCAAAGCAATCCTACCAAATAGCAAATAACCACGATTGCAACAACCGTTCCTACATTCGTAAAATCCATCTTTTCTACCTCACTTTCTTATTTTTTTGCATACAAAAAGGACAGCCGATTGACTGCCCTTAATACCTTACTTTCTGTCTTTGAAAAATTCTTTCCAATATGGATTTTCTTTGTCAAAGATTTCTTTTTCTTCCTTCGTCATATTGTGCGGATAGTCCGCAAATAGATTATAGATTTTCTTTTTGTCAAAGCTAAACAAGAACTGCCCGACTTGTTCAAGGTCATCTATCCACCATATCTTGTCATTGTCATTGATTTTATAGAAATCACTTAACATGCCCTTTCAGTCCTTTCTTTTGCCCTGTTTCTGATGTGTTTAAATAGCCCAAAATTTTTCTGAACTCCTCATTTTCTTGCAGTGATTCAGCTTCGATCAATACATTTGTTGATTCATATTTCGTGCCTGCAATCGTATGAGTTTTTTTACATCCAAATCTTCTTTTCAAAACATCTGTTGTTAGTTCCTTGAATCCGTTTCCGGTTGCCGATTGCAGTTCCAAATACATATATCCCGATTCTGTTCTTTTTACAATCGAAGCATGGTTTCCTGTCGATAAATAATATTCTTTGTTTGGTTCCATTGATTGTAACAAGGAAGATGCGGCTTTTAAATCATTGTATTCTTTTAATATCGTACTTCTAACATTCGGCATTTCTGCAATCTCTTTTATGTTGCCATTTCTTCCAAAGAAACTTCGGCTTTCTCCACCTCTGAAATCCAAGACATCATATCCGCACTTATTGCCTATATATGCAAACCCAAGCGATGAACATGAACCATTTGTCATATCACCGCCGCCCAATCTACTTATTATTTCGGCATCTGTTAGTGATTTCTTAAGGTCTTTTACATCATTGTATTCAATTCCGCTTTTTTGTAGTTTTTTCAAAGGAATACTAATTTCAGCATCATTTATCTTTTGTACGCCGCTTCGGACACGCTCGGATGCCTGCTTGTACTGTTTCTTGAACCCTTCGTAATTCCTATCATCCACAATGGCAAATTGCGTTGTGCCTTCATCATCAATCAGCACCGGGGCATCTTCGCTCCATTTGGTATAGCTTCCGCCCAATAACCACCGCGCCTTTGAATTGCATCGGCAACGGCAGTTCACTACTTCTTCCGCCCTGCCGCTCGGATCGCCGGGATATAACAAACCATTGGAGAATACTTCTTCAACCTCTCGGATTTCTCCGTCAACTTCCCTGTGCGTGTCGCGTGTCCTGCTATCAAGTGCGGCACTCCATACTTTCACGATATCTGCGCCCTTATCCTTTGCCTTTATATGCGCATCCATCGTTGCTCTTTCCTGTATGCGATGCCCTTCGGTTCTTGCAATCCGCATTGCGTTATTCTTAGGAATACGCGCCCATGAAGAAATATTCCGGGAAATCTCGGAATACATCATGCCTGTTGATATTCCGCGACTAATTTCCCCGGCAATCTTCTTCCGCAGGTCCACAACATCTTTTCCAAGTGCAGTATAAAGGCTTTCAGATAGCTTTGTTTCGTGCATTACTGCCGCCACAACCTGCGCTTGGTCTATCGGGAAGATAAGCGGTATTCCCTGCCCCTGCAAGTCGTACATGGTGCCAATAAAACCATCTTCATAGGACTTTGTAAGGTACTCCGATATGGTTTCAAATTCGTTCGTTTGCAAGGTTTCAAGAATAGCCTGCACCTGCGTTTTCAATGCCTTCTGATACTCTACTTGGTATATAACATGTTGCATATCGGCATCCTGCCGGGATAGCAACAATTCAATCTTGCTGTTGATTTCCCCAAGTGCATCTTCATAATTGCTTTCCAACTGCTTTAATACCGCTTTTTCGTTGTCAAGTTGTACCTGCATGATTTCCTTCTGCCGTTTATTCAACCGCAACACCTACTTCTTCCACCGGGGCATTGTTCAATGCCGCCTGCGCCGCGTTCACTTCCTGCTCCGCTTCATCCGGATTCGGAAGTTTGTCTTTGATATCATCGTAATCAAGGTCCAACTGCTCGCAAATCAACTGCATCAAGGTTTCATTGTCAAGCTGCGCCGCAATATTTAAAAGCGTTGTGATTTCCGTCTGCCGCTTCTGTGCTTCGGTCAATCGGTTCTGTGCGTTCTCCTGCTCGTTTGACATAATTTCATGTTCAAAGCTGAAATATACATCCTTCATTTGGTAATCGGTGCCCTGCTGTTTGTTGATTTCATCAATAACAACCTTGATAATCTTCCGCAGGAACTGCTTCAACCGGATTTCCAACTTGGAACACTTCAAATCAAGCAGGGAATATGCCGCCTTGATTGCAATGTTGGTTGTTGCCGCCGTGTCCTTCATACCGGACAGATTCAAGCCGAAGCCGAAACGGTAAATATTCTTTTCGTCCAATTCCAACTTCGCCTGCCGCGCTTGATACGGAATGTCTACCGTGTGAACCTCAACGCCGCCTTCCTCACTTACCCCGATAAGTTTCTTCGTTTTCAAGTTCTGCTGTAATACATCAAGATTATCACCCTCGAATCCTCTTACAACATGAATCGGAGTATCGAAATCTGCAAGGTTATTGGAAAGACTGCTTGCCATTACATCGTAATCGTCAATAAGCGGCTTAATCGGCTTTAATGCGGAAGTCTGCTTCTTGCATCCATCCAACCGGAAGAAAGGAATATATCCGAAGGAATCATAGTAGGTCTTTTCCTTGCCTTCCTCTGCATACAGTGTGTGCGGCTTCGGATTTATCGGTTCCATCGTATCAACCTCGATTTCTCCGTTGTCCGCCTGCACATAATATGCAACCTGCTCCGCATCCCAATCCATAATGCGCTTGATTCTCTTTCCTTCACGATCTACCCGGTCAATATACCAATAAATGATATGCTCTTTTTCATCACTCGCAAATCTTGCTTCTACCTCAATAACGCCGATTGAATCAGCGCAGGCAAACGCCGTTCTGTTGTCCGCGTTCTTATATGCGTGCATATAATCGAATCCCTTTGTTTGGCATCCGGTCAATACCTCGGACAGTTCCGAAACAAAATCTTCGTTCTCGTTGAAATAGGCATCCAGTTCCGTTTGTAACTCCGGTTTGTCGGACCGGATAAAGCCGCCTTCACCGGAAAGGATATACTGTGTTGCTTGGTCTACTAATTCCGTGAAGAACGGATGCGGAATCTTTACATTGCTTCTTGTCTTATCTTCTACAAGATTTCCATCCGCATTGTAATAAAATAACCGCGTGTTCAGTATGTCATGCTCACCGTTGTAATAGGCTTCGCCCTGCCGCGCCAACCTCTTTTTTGCGGATGCCGCATCTTCATCCATAAACTGCTTTATTTCTTCAATTCTAAGCACTTTTGCACCGCCTTTCTATACAAGCCAACCTTTTTGCTTTCTCCATCGTTCCGGAACATATCGCAACGCCGCCATTGCATCGTCTTGGAACGATACTGGCTCATCGTAATATTCCCCGGTCTTTTCATCCTTCTTCCATTTCCACTGTTGCAATTCCTTAATGGTATTCGTGCAGGAAGGATGCACATATATTTTCCGCTGTTTAAGCCAATCAATTTGCGCCTTGACGGAACCTGCGGAACCGCCCTTATCAACGCCCTTTGCCCGGAAGCCTGCTTTCTTCCACATCTTGATTCTGTCCGGCTCCGCGCTATCGCACCACATTTCCCGGTTCTTCGGTATCTCCATCTGCTCCGCAATGGCAATCAGTTCCGAAGTGTCCTTTTCAAACTCATAGATTTCTTTGGTGATGTACAAATCACCGTCTTTCCATCCAACCGGGAGAATTGCGTTTGCATGGTTGAATCCGAAGTCCTGCCCGATTGCGAAATCATCGTAATCTGCCGGATTCTGCGAAATCTCTTTGACTTCCCAATTATGGAGTATCAAACCGCCAATTTCGCCCCATTCTCCCAATCCATAGATTTGATATCCTTCCGGATCGACAACCTTTCTTCGTTCCATTCGCGCCCGGTACGCATCGTCTATGAATCTATTTGTTAGATATGTGCTGTGGTGTGTAAGCACATTTTCGTCCGGAATATCAAAAAAGACTTTCTTTATCCAGTGATTCTTGTTTACCGGATTGAAAGTCAATCGTATTTGATAGAACTGCCCCGGCGGAAGTTCGCCACGCAATCTATCGTCTATTATTTCGAAGTCTGCCTGCGTGATTTCCGTTGCTTCCTCTATCCATACATCTGTAAGTTTGCCCTTTTGGAAGGTGATAGATTTCAGCTTCTCTCGTTGCTTCTCATCGTTCACGCCCCGGAAGATTATCTTGTTTCCGTTCGCCTTGCAAGTAAGCTGCAATGGGCTTTGCTTTATATCCCAATATTTATCCGCCTGCGCTCCAAACATCCGATAAACAGCACCTGTCAACTCTGCATAGGTGCTGTCACGGTTTGTAATATCTGATTTACGGATGCACACAAGGTTCCTGCCCTTGTCCTGCATCATTCTCAAAATATAATTCATGGCAGTATCAACCGATTTCCCGGAACCTGCACTGCCCTTCATCACTATATACCGCTTCTTGCTATCATCCACTTCCTCGAAGCAGGCGTTCATGTTGATATCAATATCCATAAGCTACACCCGGCGGACATTGATTGTCATTTCCATATCCGCATCCACTTCCATTTTGTCAACCAACAATCCGTATCGTTTCGCAAGCATTTCTGCCGCCTTTAATTGGTTTACCTGCTTTCGCACCGGAATCTTTGACACTCCGCCTTCCAGATCGACAACACACTGTTCGTCCGTTTCGGTTCCTCGCATAACTGCGGTAAGGTATTTCAGTATTTCGTCTTGGTCCGCAATCAGTTCCTTGTCCTTCTCTGCAAGCCTTTTGTCAATGTATTCTCGCAAGTAAGGTTTTGTCATGTTCTCATTTGCAATCTGTTTTGCTGTCTTTTCCGAATATCCTGCTCTTATTGCCGCCTGTGTTGCATTCAAGTCAATTAAATACTCATCACAGAACCGCTGCTGTTTTGCTGTTAGCTTCGCCATCCTGCAACACCGCCCTTTCTGTTTTTCTCCAAACAAAAAGCCCACCGATATAAGGAGTGGGAATATCGGCAGGCTAAATACAAAAGGCACCGTCCGAAATGGTAGACAGTGCCTTTTATGAATCGCTTATGTAATTGTTATCCAATGACAACCTGCACTTGTTCGGTGCGGTTTATCAAGAACCTGTTCAATGGCGCGTATGCGCCGATTGTACTTTTTTGCGGCTTCTGTCATTGTGTCGAAAACCTCTCCGGTTTCAACATTCTTTACTTTCCGGCATCCGCCGCTGTGTGTGCCGCCCTTTGTGCAATTATATCCGTTTGGATATATACTGTCGTAGTGCTTTATCCAAAAGATTTCCTTTTCGCAGGCTTCTTCGTTCGTTGCCGCTTCGTCAATCTTTTCAATGGTGAAATTCATTTCGCCGTACTTCTCTATTGCTTCTTGCAATTTGAATCTGTGAATCGTTTTCACATTGTAGCAATGTTGCTTCCACCTTGCATCAATCGGCTTCATCGTTTTTCCGATGTAAACCTTTCCGTTCACATCGTTTGTAATTTTGTATATGCTATACATTATTTTGTTTACCTTTCTTACATTATACATTATAATATCCCGGTCATGAAATTACCACAAAGTTTTATAAAGTTTTGCAAACTCTTTTCAACTTTTTTTCATTTTTTGCTAGGTTTCCGGTTTCTTTTTCCGCTTTTTATTCGGATTCCGGGTGCAGGTGTCGAAATATATACACTTCTTTGTACATGGTTCCTTTTCATCAAATCCGCATTTCGGTTTCTGATCCATTTTTACACCCCCTATTCACACAACATCAACATAAATCCAGCAATCGCAAGGAAAACCGTACCTTTCAAGAGTAGCAACGGTAAATATTCTTTGATTTTATCTTTCATGGTTGCTCCCACTTCCTTTCCTTCTTCCATCGTCTGCACCAATGCTCGAAACACTCTACATATCCTATACGGTGTCCGTCTATGGCACATTCGCATTTAACGTGTGCATCATCTTCTTGTTTTCGGATGTTATTGCCGCAATTACAACACACTCTTTTCCGTTCTCCGGTCATGGTTGCTCCTTTCTAATCCACATGGACGAACTCTCTTACTATTTCGCACAATTCATTGTAACAATCCGTACATAAATCAACTCTTTTCACGAAATCAAAATCACTAATTTCAGTATCTTCATAACCATTCATGGGATTAAATTCTTCTCCGCAATGGTCGCAAATGCAAATTGTTTTCTTCATCCCTTACTCCTTTCCTCGGACAATCGAGATTGCCGCATCAAAACAATCCGCCTTTCTGTCGCTCATATCGCACTCGTTATACATAAGTGAATCTTTCCATGAGTGTTCAGACCAATATGTTCTATCCTTTTCGTGTCGTTCTTTTTCTACTTCCAGTTCCGCAACCACCGCTTCCACATCGTAGGCAAGTTTACTCTCCACAAAAGCCTTTCGGAGCATTTCTGCGGTTTCCACTTCATATCTACCACACATTCCTTGCATGGTTTCAATGTCAATCACGGCTCTTGAAAAGAAATCACTAAACCTATCCGCATCGTAATCTCCCTCAAACTCCTTCGGTATCTCAATCTCTATACGCATGGTATCACTCTCCTTTCAGTTCATTTGTGATTTCATCAATCACGCTTTCCCAAATGCTAATCATGTAATCTGCGCTCCAATCGTTTCTCTCCGTGGAATGCGCTCTTGCCTTTATCTGTTCCGAAAATTCCTCGATTGCCTTTGCTCTCGTTTCCTTTACCAATCCTTCCACCGTCTGCATCTTGCAATTCCAAGAATCGCACGTTCCGCTTGTGTGGTGGATGCACTTATCACAATTTCTGTCCATGCTATCACTCCTTTCCTTCGCTCCAATCAACATACAGCCTTCCGCAACAAATCTCACAATAAGTATCATACCTCGTTACATTCAGTGTTCTTTTGCAGTTTGGACAAACATACTTTTTCGTTTTCGGCCTCTTTGCCGTTGCCTTTTCCTTCAACTCTCGGAACTCGGAAACAGTGCCGATTGCTCTGTATGCCTTTAATTCTTCAATGTCCGTATTTTTCTTTTGAACTGGCAATGCGTTCATGTAACCACCAAAACAAAAATTATCTTCATTTTCTTTCAAATCATTAAAAATCATACTCATTTCCGCTTACCTCGCTTTCCTGCTCTAACCGTTCTATCAGTTTTTCTCGTTGCTCTCGGTCTTTGGCTTCGATTTCCTGCAAACCATCCCGAAATTCAATTACGGTAATCTCCCCGGCTCTGTACTTCCGCTTTAGTGATTCTCTAGTGTCCTTCATTCCGTCACTCTCCAATCTGCCGAAGCAATGATTCAATCGAAATTTTATTTCCGGTCTTTTTCAAATCCATTTTGTACCAATCCTCAACACATCCGTTTTCCGTAAAAACAAAGCAAGTGTTTTCTGTGGCTTCGTCAATGACAAGTGCCTTTGTTCCTTCTTCATCCTCTACCACATCCCCCACCTTGATTTCCTTTTCCTTCTCATAGGCTTCGATTTTGGCAAGGGCTTCTTCCGGTTTGAACATATCGAACACATTCTTTATTCCGTTACAAGAATTATCCATACCGAATATTTTGTTTCTATCTGCGTGTGTTGTGTCGTAAATCTTCTTCGCCAACTCCCACGCATCGTTCAAACCGTCAGAATAGGTTTTGTCTGTAAAAACAATGCACTCTGCCGGAATTTCGTAGCCATATCTTCTTCCTCCGATTCCAATTTCGCAATCATAGGTCAAGTTTGCCGGATTTACTTCTAATACCTTTGATCTGATTAAAACTTCTTCACCAACTTTAAACATACTTACTCTCCTTTCCCGGTGATAAATTCTGCATACGGCAAGGTTTCCACCCATGCACAGAACTCTCTCCACTCCGGCAATCTGTGGTTCTTCCTCTGCGAATAAATCGTCTTTAACTGCCGATAATTTGTAGTCATTGCCGCCGTAAGTTTAAAGCCGCACGGATTAGAATACAAAAGTCGCAAATAATCTTCCGAATCCTGCGTTTCATTGTACCTATCCTTTAACTCGTTCATAATGGCAATCATACGCTTATCCGTATATTCGCTGTACTGATTGTCTAAATCGAACTTCGCTATCCGGTGCATAGTAGATTGACTTGAAATAAAATCAAGAAAATGGTATCGTTCCGCTTCCGTCCATGCCTTAACAGTGAATGTCAAATCAAACTGCACGATAATACCTGTCAAAAACTGATCGTGTCCGCTTCCCTTCTCGCAAACCGCAAGTTTATATGTAGTAGGTACAATTTTGCTGTTTAATTCTTCTACCGTGGTTGCCATTGGGAACTTGCTGCCTCGCACGGCACTGTCGAATCCGTATACATTTACATTGCTTACTATCATTTCAACGCTCCTTTCTGCATCTGCACATAGGCAAGGTATTTTCCGTAACTCATTCCCATTGCCTTTGCCTTGGCTTGTATCTCGTCAATGGTTTCGATGGGCTTCGGTTTCGGTTGCGCTTTTAGCATCAACCGTTCCGCCCTCATTTTTTCACGGTATACAGCACCCTGTTCCCTTGATCGCCTTTTGTTTCTCTCGGTATTGCATTCCGGACTACAAGTAACGCTGTCGCATCTTTTCGCCTTGTACGCCTTGCCGCATTCAAGGCAGATTTTATCAAATTCCACCGGACCTAATTTCTTCCTCTCTTTGTGCGCCCGGTTCCTGCATCTTTGGGAACAATACTCCATTCTTCTTTCGTGTTGATTGCTTGCATCCACTTCAAAATTTCCGCCGCAATGCCTGCATTGTTTAATCATTTATTGTCCTTTCTCCATCCGGTCCAACTGCCGGGCAATCTTGAAATCTATCTGCTCATTTACTACAGCTTCGATTCCGTACAAATAGGCAAGCTGCTCGCACATAATCAGCACATCGGCAATCTCCTCGGCAATATCCGATATACTTGCAACAAATTCCTTTGCACTGTCCTTTCTCCGGTTGCTCTTGGTGATTGCCTGTATCAGTTCCGCGCATTCCTCGATTGCAACCTGCTCCTGCGACTTTATTCCGTAATATACCGCAATCCCCTTAACCTTCCTTTTCTGTTCCTCTGTCATTTCTGCTCCTTTCATCCAGTGCCTTTTGCACCTGCGATAATGCCCTTTGATGCAGTCCGCCGGAAATCCATTGATATGTATAGTTCATATCCACCGCGATTTCTTCCCACTTCATGCGCGAAAAATACCGCTTGTACAATAACCGGATGCAGTCTGCATCGCAGGCACGGTCTATAAGTTCCATTGCTTCTTTCTTGTAATCTACCAACCTATCAATGCTTGCGTTTATCTCACTCTGTACCTTCACAATCTTAATCACGCAATCTTCCAGTTTGGTTTGGCTCCCGGATGCCTGTACCCTCTCACCACCAAGGGAAGCTGTGGTTTTCTCCGCCAATGCTTGCAGGCGTTCCAATTCTTCCATCTTGGTTTCGATTTTGGCATCCATCTTCTCGATCTGTTCTAAGTAATCAATAGCCTTCATCATGCACCCCCAAATTGTTCTTTTAATGCCTGCGCCCTTCTGCGGATTTCTTCATCATTCGCCGCTGTTTTTGGGGCTCCCAACAATGCCGCTTCCAAATCTCCTATATCTTCCGAAGGTCTTTCCGGGAAATTATTAAACTGATTCTTTTTGTTCATCCACGAAGGAACGATTTCTTTTCTGCCCGGTTTCTCTGCATCCTTACGCGCCCAATTCCGGATGGTTGCATAGTGGCTTTTATAACTCTTTCCGGTTGATGCCACATAGGAAGAAAGTCTTTCGATACGATCCGGAAGGTCCGGATATTCTGCTTTCAGCTTTTCCATTTCCTCATCGGTAAGAAGTACATTTTTGTATTCACCGTATTTATGCTTGACAGGTTTCTTTTTCGGGGCAGGTGGTTCCGGTTCGGCAGAATCCGGAATAATATCTACTAAACTATCTTTACCTATACTATCCTTACCTATCCTATCCTGTGGCAACCGTTCGGCAACCACTTGGCAACCATTTGGCAACCAAGTGTAAGCGCCGTTTTCTTTGATATCCAAATGCGCCAATTCCTCTTGAAATGCTGTTGGTGTATATCTGTCTTTTCTTAGCGCGTTTGCCATTCTCCAATGCTTTATAACAATTACACCGTTTTCGAATTGATAGATATATCTTTTCTCTAAAAGTGCCTGTAAGTCTTGCACGCTTGCATGCGCTTTGAACATGGATATTGATACTTGATTGCAAAATCCATCATCATCCGCACTCATTGACAAATGGAGATATAATGCCTGCGCCGATGAAGATAACGCCATGAAATTATCATCATCCGTAACCTTCTTTGTAAACATTCTACGCTCCGCCATCCTTCATTCTCCCTTCCTGCATTCTTCTTATGTACTCCGCCTGCACATACTGTCCGTAACTCATTCCGGCTTCCCTTGCCTTCCGCTGTACCTCGGCAAGTGTTTCAACCTTCTTCTGCTTCTTCCGCACTGGCTTCGGAATGGTGCCGTTCTTTATTGCTTCCCGGCGCGCTTGGTTGTTTTTCCTTAGCATGAGATTATGCCGTTTCTGCTTACATTCCGGACTGCAAGTATACTTTATTGATTTGTTTGTCATGAACACTTTTCCGCAGATTTCGCATTCGACATTATACTGTTTCTTTCCGATTTTGATTCGCTCCGCGTTCTGTTTGTTTCTTGCACCGCATCGGCAAGTTTCACTGCAATATTTTCTTCTTACTTCGTCATGGTTTTTTTCGTCAACCTCGAAAGGCTTTCCGCAAAATCCACACTCCTTAATCATTTTCCGGCTCCTCACTTTCCACCTTATGAAAATTCAAAAAATCATTGAATTTCAAAAGTGCCTTTTCCTGTGTTTTGTTCGGTTTCTCACTTTTCCGTGATACATTCAAATGTTTTTCAAATAGATTCGAAATCTCCCGGCTTGCGTTTTTGTACCCCTGCTTTAAACCCTCTCTATACCCCTTAGAAGGCTTGTATTCGTGAATCTGTGATTTCCCTTCCCCTTGTCCGCCTGCGGTCTTATTTAAAAGCTGATAACCGTTTAAAGCGTATTTCTGTATGTAGTGCTGTTCCTTTTCGTCAAGCTGTGATTCCGGGAAGTGCATTGCACAAACTTTCCAACCGCAGGGATTGCCTTCCGCAAACAATCCGCGCTTTTTCAGTGACAAGTCGATATGCTGATATCCGACAAGATGCTGTGCAAGGCGTGTCAAAATATGCTTCGCCTGCCCGATATATGCGTACCGGATGCCGCTTTCGTCATTCCGAAGCAGGAAGTATATTCCGCTTCCTTCATCCAGTGCCGGATTGATCGCGCGCAATCTTTCCTTGTTCTTTTTCTCTATTGCCTTAACCCTTGCAATGTTGGGATTCATGTTTTCTCCTTTCTCTCCCCACGGTTGACAGCCGTAGGGAGATTTGAATAGTTTTGTAGAACCAAATGCACCGGATGTGATATGCAAAATCAGAAGTGGTGCATATTCCAAACAGCTTGCAGACGGTTTGTATCAAGCTGTTGTGGGCTTATAAATACGATTTCCCAAACTCACGGATGAAATCTTCCCTCGTTCCGTAGTGTTCTTCATAATAGGCTTGTGCCTTTGTTTTTAGTGCCAAATCAACGCCTTTTGCATCCTTCCCGGCAAATACTCCGTTTGGGTGCAAATCCGGTCTTAATGGGGCAATAAAGCCGTATTTCTCACATTTCTTTCTGTTGCTTCCACCAAAAATGTGATGCCGTTCCACCGGGGCGCTCCCGGTAAACATGCAATGGTCCATATCATCGGTAAATACACTATGTAATCTTTTCATTGTTCGCCCTTTCTAAGAATGCGAACCCATCTTGTTTTAAATTCACTTGGTATCTCTTGCCCTCTGTTTCGTTTTCCGGTCCAGTGTGTTCCGCCTGCTTTCCCTTCGCATATAAAGCCACTTGCCTTCAAACTTGCGCCATTCTCGCTTTCGAGAATATATGTAATGATTTTCGTGTAACCCATTTCTTTTGCAACCCTGCAACAAGCCCCATACAGCATAGAACAGGCATTATATGTTCCGTCCGTGCATAGTCTGTTAATCTCGCAAGTGATTCCATTATCAAAGTGCCTTGATACAGGTCTGCCGCACACAGCGCAACCAACTAATTTTTCTTCTTTATACAGCCCTAATGAAAACTTGCATCCAACCGTTGCTTTATGGTGTCTATGGTGCTTATTGATAAAATCGCACGCTTCTCTAAATGTAATTGGTCTAATTTCCATTGCTCATTTTCTCCCATTGTTCCAACGCCCGGCGCATATCCTCGGATGCAGGCGTTTCAAGTTTCATTTCCTGCATTTCGGAAATCACGCCATCAAGAAGGCGGCTGAACTCCTTTGTATCGTATGTACTGCTTCCGAAATAGCAAAGCATCTGAACCGCTTTCTGTCCGTTTATGTTCACTTCCCCGATCACTTCGCATTCGCGCCATTGCGCCTTTACCGCATCAACAACATTCGGTTTCACGCAAATATGCGTATACTTCCCATACCGTTTAAGCATCCGCAGGTATATTTCCCATTTGTCCGTGGGTGTTTCCATTGCATCCGCAATCTTTCCAAGGCATACCCACAATAAAGCGTTTGCATCCAAGGACCGCTTCGCCCGGTGCTTCACAGCGCGGATACTCAACCGTTCACATGATTGGATATCATTTGCCGCTTGGATTGCAGAATGCTCGTTCACCGTGAAGGTGATTTGGAACTTGTCTGTTTGCCAGTTCTTCGTGATGCCGACTAATTTTCCGGTAAACTCCATCACGCATCCTTCTTCCTGTTATCCATCAAAAACACCCTTTTCCCTTTGGATGTGTTCTTGATAGACAGTGCAACAATGTTCCTGCTTTCGTCATAAAGAATCTGCTCCACCGCGAATTTGTCGTAGCACTGGTACTTGCCGCTTCCGCCCTGTTTGATATCCGCGTTTTCGGCAGAAATCCATATAAACGGTGCGGAATACAATTCACGCCCGATGCCCCAATTAAAGCAGGCACGCTTGAAGGAATCGGATGCAAGCCCCTTTTCAGCTTCGGTGAAAGATTCCTTTCCGGTATCTTCCTTCTCTATCCACTGCCGCTTATCTTCATCCCAAAGGGCAACGGTGCAGTTTGCATTGTCGCGGCTGTGGTGCCGTTGCCAGTTCATAGGACCGACTGTTTCATCAAGAATGTTCTGATCTACTCGCGCATCCTTATACAAAAGAAGTGATAAGCCCTTCTGATTGATGGTTGCCACCCGGCAATCAATCTCGTTTGCATTCAGTGTTCTAAACTTCAAATCCATAATGCCGCCCCCTTTACTTAATCTGAATGTTGTAATTCTCGACAATCTCCGCGCCCTCAATAGCTGCGCCATCCTTGATTGCCTTCTTCAATGCCGCCTTATCCACGGACGGTTCTTGATACTTCAAGAAATCTTCCGGGATTCTATATACATCTGAAATTTCCAAAGATTCTGACTTTCTAAAAGAAACCTTTACCTTCGCACTCTCGAATGCCGTTCCGTCAAGATATCCGGAGATATACCGCTTCAAACTCTCCATCTTGTTTTCCGCCGCCTTCTGCCGCTGTGCAAAGGCATCCTTTTCCGCCTTTAACGCTTCCGCTTCGGCTTTAAGGTTCTTTATCCAAAGGCAGATATTCTCGATCTTCGCTTCCCTTGTCAATTCCAGTTCCTCGAAGCGGTCCACATCGAATACCTCTCCGGTTTCTACATCCACGCAATCAAGGATTGCCGCATCAATCTCAAATAAATTCATTATTCCTCACCTGCCTTTTCCTGCTCCTTCGGTTCTTCCTCAACACCAAGGACCAAAAGCAAATCACCCTTGCCAACATAACTTGAATTTGCAACCAAATTCTTCACTACCGACAATCTTTCACTGTCGCGCACCAACTGCTCATATTCATACACCGGGACCAATACGCCCTCACCATTACTAATTGTCATTGTTGTTCCTGCCATTTCTCATACACTCCTTATCTCTTTTTTTAATCTTCCTTTTTGTTGTCCTTGGTTAAAATACAAAGCGCAACCAAGGTGATACATATAATCGCCGTAATCTGTACCGGAACCGCCATCACTTCACCCCCTATCCTGCCTTTTCCGGCGTTGAAATCAGCGTGTACACGGCAACCGATGCCGCGTTTTCATATCTGTTTTTTACCGTGATTCTTTTGGTTTCGATTTCATACCCCTTCTTTCGGTAATTGAAAATCCTTGCCGACAACCGGGTGCATCCGTATTTCTGAATTGCTTCGATGCTCGTTATGCTTCCATGTTTGATAAGATGTGCAAGCACATCCCCGGTCTGTGTTTGTTTGCTCATCGTCTGCTCCTTTCTCCGTAACGCTTGGCTGCTTTTGCGGTAAATAGTCAAAAATGCTCATTTGCCCATCGCATCGGTAATTGTCGGGAATCATTCCTTATATACTCCTTTCATGCCCTATCGCATCAAATCATCCGTATACTTCCGGAATTGTTCCATACATTCTTCGCAGATAATCTCATCATTTACCACGAAGCAGGTTTCCGCCTGTATGTGTTCGCCACATTCGCTGCATACCGGAAGCAGGTGCAATGCCGCTTCCTGCTCCGCATCGTGTCGCTCCCATTCGCTGTAATTGTCCGGGATTCCCATTAAAAGCACCCCCACTCCGCCGGGATGAATATTTCCTCTCCTTTAACCTCAATATTCGCCCCGGTGATTTCTCCGTTCTCGATTAAAAACTCATAACCGAAAACCTCATTCTTTCTTACTGCTTCCGCAAGTGTCATTTCCTTTCCCATCTTTGCACTCCTTTCTTGCATTCCTTGCAATGTCAATAAGTCTTTCTGTAATCTCTCGCGGCACCGTCACTCCGCTAATGTCTTTCGTGATTGTTCCATCCTTTAAGTGGTGATAAACCATGCCGCCTGCTCCTTCCTTATTCGCTTTAAATCCGCTTAAAGCGAATTGCTAGGTAAAAAAATAATGTTATCGTATGCGATATTGTACAAATCGCAAATAGCATCAATCTTATCAACCTTCGGCATTGATGCTCCGCTTTCCCAATTACAAAGCGTTTTATTGCTTACATTGATTCTCTTTGCCGCTTCCTTTTGTGTAAGTCCTGCGTTTACCCTTGCGGCTTTCAGTGTAATTTTCGGCATACTATGATGCACCCCCTTTCGTTTTTCGCTTTAAGCGAATTTCCAAGAATGATAATACTATATTAAAATAATTTTGTCAACACTTTTAGCGAATTTTTTTCAAAAAATAATTTACTTTAGGGCGAATTTGGTGTAATATATAATTACCCACAAAAGAAGGGAGTGATTATATGAGTAACATAGGAAATAAAGAAACAATGGCAAAGAACCTCGCGTATTATGTGAGGATATCGGGAAAGACACAAAAGGAAGTGGCGGAAGTGGCAGGTGTTGCGGCATCCACTTTCAACGATTGGATCAAAGCGAAGAAATATCCCCGGATAGATAAGATAGAAATACTTGCAAACTATTTCGGGATATTAAAATCGGATTTGATAGAAGAAAAAAGCGAAGAACATAAAAAAATGCAGGCAGAAAACAATGCCCTTGCGGATATCGTGGTTCGCCTGCGGATGGATTCGGATTTTATGTCTGTTGTGGAAGATTTGCATTCATTGGATGAAACGAAGTTCGCCGCAGTCCGGCAAATGCTATCAGCTTTTTTGAAGTAATTTGAGGATTAAATCAAGAAGCGGAATGTCGTTGCACCTTTCAAGTAATTCAACAATTTTTTGTATGTATTCTTCTTTCATGGCAGGCTCCTTTCGCCGGGGACGGAACGAATGTTCTGAAATCATCAAAAACATTATATTCACAAAATATTTAAAAGTAAATGGAAATAATTCACAGTAAAAATGTATGCACCATAGAACCATATTAGAACATAAGGGAGAAAAAAATCATGCAGAAAAAAAGAGTATTTATATATGTGCGTGTATCAACGCTTTTGCAAGTCGAAGAAGGCTACTCCATACCGCAACAAGTGGATCGGTTACAAAAATACTGTGAAGCTATGGGATATGAAGTTATCAAAGTATATATTGAAGATGGGCATTCCGGCGGAACTATGGACCGTCCGGCATTAAAACAAATGCTTAAAGAAATCGCAAAACTGCACCCGGATATGATTCTTGTTGATAAATTGGACCGACTTTCCCGAAGCCAATTTGACACCCTATATATGATTCAAAAGATTTTCGAACCGCAGAATGTGGCTTTTGTTTCAAGGGCAGAATCATTCGATACATCAAGCGCATTCGGAAAAGCTATGGTGGGCATCCTCGCAGTTTTTGCGGAATTAGAACGCTCCCGAATCAAGGAAAGAATGATTGACGGTAAAGAAGGGCGCGCCAAGGAAGGTAAATACAAAGGCGGCGGAAATGTGCCTATCGGCTTCCGGTACGATAAGGAAACGGAAGAACTCATAATAAACGAATACGAAGCGGAACAGGTAAAGGAAGTTTATAATCTATTCCTGCGCCGCACCCCGGTAAACTCAATCGCAAAGATTATGAACGATAAAGGATATCGCACCAAGTACGGAGAATGGCAAGGACAAACAATCCGGGAATTGATTCTGAATCCTATATACATCGGAAAGATAGTCCACAAGGGCAAAGTATACGAAGGCTTGCACGATGGATTTATTGACGAAAAGACTTATGAACGCGCCGTGGCTCTTATGGCAGAACGCGACAAGGAAAACGAGAAGTACAAACCGGGGAAACGGTACAAAACGCCCATCGGCGGCATGATATGGTGCGGATGCTGTACGGCAAAATACCATTGGAGAACAAACGGAAGGGATAAATGGGGAAAGAAACGCGGATATTATATTTGTTATAGCAGGTCTAAAAGCGATCCGAAATTAGTGAAAAATCCGAATTGCAAAAATAAGACTTACCGCGATTATGAACTTGAAGAAATCATTTTCGGAGAAATCCGCCGTTTGAAATCGGAACCTGCATACATCGAAGAACTTCGGGAAAGTGTCGATACATCCGCGAAGCAAAAGATGCTTCGGAAGCGTATTGAACAAATCGAAAGCCAAGTTTCTAAATTGATGGACTTGTACACGATGGATGGAATTGATTTATCCGTGGTAAAAGCGAAAATGAATCCGCTGAACGATGAAAAGCGGTCCTTGGAAGCTGAACTGGAAAACCTCGAAGAAATCGCACCGACAATCACAAAGGAAGAAATCGTTTCGGTTGTTGATGCTTTCGAAAGTGTGGTAGAATCGGGTGACTGCTACGCGACACACACGGCAATATCTGAACTGATAGACCACATCGTTATTGATGGGGAAGATATACAAATACACTGGCGTTTCTAAGGCTATAAAGCCCTAGAACACCGCCAGTATTTAAAAATCGCATTATGTGCAAGTTTGTATGTTTGGCTTTATCCATCCATATAAACTTGCATCTAAAATACAATACAAAGGATGGATGCAAGATGCAAAGAACAATTCGTAATGGAATCACGATTATTTCCACAGGACAAACAGAAGGAATCACGCCTTTTAACAAGCATGGTGAATACGGCATATCATGGTATGAAAAATCGAAAAGCTACAAAGTGGATATGCAGTACAAATACCACAAGTTTTCCATCGGCTCCTTCAAGGATTTAGAAACCGCAAAGAAGGCGCGGCGCGTTGCACAATTCAAAGTCGAAGAAGGCATCTTCCCGGAATGGCATAAATCAAAGCCGCATGGACGGTCATTCGCATTCATGCCGTTTTGGGAAGCCGAATTTGAAAAGTATAATTTATGATGGGCGGAGAAATCCGCCCTTTTGTCTGTCTTATGGGTTGCACCTTTTACAAGCTGAATATCCATCGTCTATAAGTTCCTGCCTATCCCCCACAAACTCTGCGTAGTTTTTCGCCTTTATATCTGCAACACTCGAACAGTATGGATAATGAAACTTCTTTGTATTCGTATTCATTACATACGCCGTTCCCTCATTCTCTGTAATAACAGACCTGTCCGGAACTTCCACTTCTTCTTCGTAGCTATCTCCGGTTGCATAATCAATCACGATTCCCGGCTGTACATTATAACAGAACACATTGAAACATATTCCTTTTCCGTTATCCTCTACCGACAATGCTTCTATCTGCAAGCCTTCGGCAATTAGATTGTTACCCTTATACATCGGCGTTACACGGTATAAAACATGGTTGCCCGTACTTCTAACATAATCATACACTTTATTCTCAAACGGTTGCATTCCTTGTATATTCATGTATCGTGTTCCGGTAATCAGATTCTTTTCGTTCGCGTTTTCTCCGGTCAACTGCCAACCTATCAAATGGCATCGGTTATACAAATAGAGTCCGTCAATCCCCTCATATTTTACTGTATGCCATCCTGCCGGTTTTATTTGACCGATTTCGCCGCGCTCTCCTTCCGGTAGTAAATCCGTCCAGATGCAGGCATACGCAACGCCGCATCTTCCAAGCGCATCCAATGGGCTGTATTCCTCAAAGGATTGTGTTGTGATTTCGTCATCCGCAAACTGCGGAATATTATCAAACACGGAAATATATGCTTCCAAGGAGTATTCCGGTATATCAGAAACGCTCAATTTTTTAGGAATAGCTGTTGGTTTTGGCGTGGCTGTCGGTTCCGGTGTTGCTGTCGGTTTCGGTGTAGGTGTAGATGTTGGCTTCGGCGTGGCTGTCGGTTCCGGTTCCACTGTTGGTTCTTGGACCGCTTCTGTTGGCTCCGGTGCTTCCGTGGCTGTTGGTGCTTCGGTTGGAACTTCTGTTGCCGCCTGCGTTGGTATCTGCCTTGTATCTTCGCCCTCTTCATCGTCCGAACCAAATGAACCGATAATACCTAACACCAAAATCACCAAAACAACAATCCACCATTTTTTCTTCTTTTTCTGCTTGACCGCTCCCATAGCACCACTCCTTTGCATGAATATTTTGGTAATTTAATTATATTACCATAATATCAAGAAAAACAGTCGGAACATTTATTCGACAAAAAAAGAGGGCAAGGAATAACCCCTGCCCTTTCTCTTTACTCCGCTTTTTCAAGGTCTGAAAGTCTATGATTCGCCACTTTCATTTGTTCATCAATAACTGCTTCGTGTTGTTCCAACCGATACACGCGCTCTATAACATTATTATGTTTGTCAACGCGCTTTGTAAGTTCGTCCAACTTATATTCTATCAGATTCCTTGTCTGCTGCTGCTGAAAGTGATTGTTTACAATGCACACGATAAGTGTTACTACACCCCCGATGCCTGCCGCAATTATTGTTTCCATGCCCTGTTTATCCTTTCTTTTGTGTTTTATGCTCTATACCCTATCGCAATCCATCCTACGGAAGTATTCGTTGCGCCGTTTCGTGTCACATAGGCATCGAAGCCCGAAACTGTGATATTCGCCGCCGCATTGCCGGAAACCGATGTTCCCGGAACCGTGGTGATTGCCGTTGTAAGTACCATCGGAATTGATGTGTAAGCTGTGGAGAATGTCACCGCCTTTGCTGTCGGTGTATTCGCAACAGGCGTTATTGATTCAACGCCCCATTGAATCAGAAGCCCATTTGAAAAGAAAACCTTTCCGGTCCTGCTTCCGTGTGTCACCGGATCGGATGTGACAAATTCATCACCGCCGTTTGCCCTTGTAACCTTTACATTCGCATCAAATACAAGATTCTGCGTACTGCTTAAATAACGCCAAATGCCGTGATTTCTTGCAGAATCCCAACACCCGATGGATGTTACCGAAGCACCATTGCCGCCGTACAGTTTGCAATTATGTACATTCGTAGAATCTTCCGTGGTTTGGAAGTACATATTCTTTTCATCATTGGAACGCTTTAAGCCGCCCATAAATAAATCACGGTAGAAATCGACTGGCATATCAATTTCCATTTGGTTTTCCTGCTCCGATACTTTACCGAAGGCAATGCCCTTTCCGGAAGAATGGAAATCAAGCAGGGTGAACGCTGTCGGTACTTCCGCAAACGCAACAACGCTCCCGAAATAGTCCGTAATAGTCAACCGCATATCATACGATGAATCAATCGGTGCGATATCCGAAAAAATCCGGGTGGTGTTGATGCTGTAAGAATTGCCGGATGCAAGCGCAGTCCATTCCGAAGCCGCTTTTGCCTTATACTCGAACAAATAGGAATTGCTGTTTTTATTCCCAACCGCAGAAATGCTCCAAGCATAGGCGCAACTTACCGATGTACTTTCGTAATTCTGTGAACCGTCCGCATTCGCACGGAATACGGAAAACTTCGTGATTTTCGGTGCCGTGTATGCCTGCACCGTGATTGTGGTACTTTTGGATGCCGTTCTGCCCCTGCTGTCCGTGACTGTGGTTGATATCGTCACCGTACCGGACGAAGTAAGCACCCCGGATGTAAAACTGCTCCCGGTGTAGCTTTTCCCGGCAACCGTGGTTTTGTAGGTCTTAATCGTGGAAGAATAACTCCCGGCGGCGGTGATTGATACCTTCGCCGTGGATTTATTCTGCACATAGCCCCCAAACTTCGCAGAAAGCCCGGAAACGCCTTCCGACACCGCAAGGGTAGAAATGCTAGGCACAACCGAAGAAGGCACCTTCGCGGTAAAGGAAACGGTCTTGGTGCCTATCAGTGTACTTCCGTTGTATGTCTTGCAGGTGATGGTGCAGGTTCCGGATGTTCCGTTTGGAATTTGGCTTGCAAGGCTTAAAGGAACCGTCCATGCTTTGGATGTTCCAAGTTCGCTTCCGATGGTTCCGGTTGCGCTCCCGAATTTATATGTCAAGGTATGTTCGAAACTGCTCGAAGCTCTCGGCATATTTATCGTGATGCTTGCACCCATGTTCACCGAAGATGCCGATACTGTCGGCGTGGTTGCCCTCGGAATGGTTGTCAACGCCTGCGAATAACTCTGCGAACTGGAAGAAAACTGATCGTGCGTTATCCGGGCGGATGTAGCAAGTGTTTTCGTACCGTCCGCGTTATGCGTGATATTCATTGTCCGGGAGAATAGCACGATTCCCGAAGATGTGATTTTATCATCCGATGTGATTGCCGCTGTGTACTGCGTGCCGTTTATGGTGCAATACACCGTTCCGGTGCCGTATGTGGTATATCCGGTGTTGGTACGGTATACCCGGACCGAAACTGTCACATTGGAAGTATTATTCGCCACGCTTTGGCTGTTTTGCGTTATGGTAATTTTGTACTTGATTTTATCATTTGTAGTAGACATTGCACTTGATGTTGCCATTTATGCCCCCTACAATTTTTTAAATGATAGATTGCCGTTCTCTCTCGGAATGAACGCGAAGTTTCCAAGCTGTAAAGAATGCAGAAATTCGCCATCCATCACATACAGTTTGCTGTTGCTGAAATATGCCACTTCCAACCCGGAATCAAGGAATGATATTCGGTCATTCTCAATCCGCAAAGTCAAAGTGTTTCCATCTTCGCCTAGGACTATATTCCCATCGACAAAGCGGATGTATTTGCTTATTTCCTCAAACTGTGCATCCGCGCCTGCTGCCACATCATTGATGTTCTGCGAAAACTCCGTGAACCGGATTTCCACATCTTCCGCAGTCTGCGTGATTTGGTTTGTCACCGAAGAAATGATTGCATCGGTATCTTCCTTCAAATACACTTCTTCCATGATTGTTGATGTGATGCTTTCCGAAGTAGCAAGGATTTGTGCGGATAGTTTTGTTTCCGTTTCTAATAGGCTTGTATTGACTTTTTCGGACAGGTCCGATGTAATTTCCACCGTGCGATTTTCTGCCGCGATTTGCCCCCTTACAGCCTGTTCTGTCATGGTGTAAACAGTTTCCCCCAAGGTCAACTTGTTCGCCGCAGGTTGCAAAAGGTCAATGGATAGCTTCGTGACAAGGAACCGCTGATTGATGGAATGCGGATTCGTTGTCACCTGCACCCACACGCCCAAATGGAACGATTCTATTTCCTTGTTTATCGTGGCAAGGTCCGCCGCCGTAAGTTCGATACTATAAAGCATCTGCACCTGCTCCAAAAGGGCTCCGTTTGCCTTTGTAAGCAGGTTTCCCGGCTCCGTAACATCATCCCAAGTCTGCACCCGGAAAATCCATCCGTAACGGTCCACGGCTTCTTGGTTATACACATAGTCCACACCGTTATTCACATCGACAATGGAAAGCCTGCTTTCGCTTCCTTCCAGTTTGGCACCCAAGGGAATTATTGCTGTTGCAATATCTTCCCCTTTCGTTTCCCTTTTCAGATCGAGAAGGTTTTTACCAAACTCCACCGCCTGCGGCGCAAGCAAATTCAATTCCGAAAGATAATCAATATAGTTTCCGTCCGGTTCATGCCGCACCCATAGGAAGCCGCCGTGCGTTTCTATCAGCTTCTTATTTATGCTTTCCCATGTATTCAGATATTCCGAATCACTCCGGGAAATATAATCATTGGCATCCGTCACCGTGACATTGCCGACAATGAACCGCCGGGATTCTTCTACCTGCGCATTGTGGTTTGCGATAAGCTGCGCAAACAGTTCCGCAGGCGTTCCGGTGAAGTCATACGGTCTTTGGATGGAATCAACGAAAAAAGCAAGTTCTCCTTCGCAGAAAACTTGCTTCTCGTTATAAAATCCCTGTTCATCGTTTAGGATGCGCCCACGGAATAGCAAATAATCGTCTTGGTACACCGTAACGATGGATTTCAACCGCCGCAGGCTGTCAAAGTTCGGATGATTGTTGTAAATGGTAAATTCAAACTTCCCGATCTGATTCAATTCCAATTCTACCTTCGGGGAAAATATCATGTATTCTTCCGTGCCATCATAAAGCAGGAAAGAATCGCAGTATACACGATACATCTTACAGCCCCCTTTCCAAATAGGTGAAGGTTGCTGTTCCGGTTCCGCCTAATAGAATGGTATTCGGTCCATTTACAAGCCGCACCCCCGGCAGGTCATAACGCCCGGCGGAAAGTGTGTAGAAATTCTCTCCGAAGGTCAAGGACACTTCCCCGGTGATATCTATTGTCGGAATAACAGGCTTTTTGCTGTTCGTAAGAATCACCTTTGTTTCTCCACTCACTGCCGCCGTGATAACCGTTTTTGACAGCTTCGCCCGGTACGGTTCACAATCGCAATCAATCGTAAGTTTCCCCACCGCCTTTTCCGCCTTCCATTCCGATACACTGATTCGCCCGATGTAATACCACTCCGGGGATTCATCAAGGACAATCTGCATCTTCTCTCCGTGCAAGGCATCCTGCACATGCGAAAACAGGTCCATAAATTCCGCCTGCGGAACAATGGTTGAAAACTCAAATGATAGATTGCGATTATTATATTTCGTTTCTCCGAAAAACTCCGTTAAATCAAGAACACCATCACCGCCCGGAATGTCGATGGTTTCCGTCTTTGGCGATGGTGTGCCGATTGTCTTTTGTGAAAGGATAAGGGAAAAATCATTGAAAGAATGATAGTTTCCGAATCTGATTCCTTTCATAAAACCTGCCTTTCTTTACTGCACTGCTTCCCATCCTGCCGGATATTCTTCCGGGGAATAGGTGTTGCCATTGATAAGTGACTTATACAAGGTGCCGTTGTAGTCCACGATATCCCCGATATTGTACGCATCATGCGCCCCTGTCGGTCTGCTCCATACCGGATGCCCTTCCGCATTCAAGCCAATAGGCGTATAAAGTGCCGGATTCTCATTCGGAAGCCACTCTGCCGCGCTTGTGTGCGCCTGCGCCACGCGGTAAAGCTGCGCATCCCCGACTTCGTTTTCTCCGAAGGTGAACATTTCACCCTGCTTGTATGCCTTGCCTACTTCGTACTTCGGGAACACCGTTGCAACTTCCATTGCATCTTCATCGGATAAGGACTGTGCGAACATCTGCAATGCCCTTCTAAGCTGTTCTGCCATTTGTAATTTGTTCATAGTCTACACCCCCAAAAGCACATTGATAATATCATCGGTTGTCGGCTCCGGCTCCGCTGTCGGAATCTCCGGAATCTCTCTTGCTGTGAAACTTGCAACCGTGGTTTTATCCTTGGAAAGTTTGATATCACAGAATCCCTTGGTTGCCATAATGTCCGGAACCATTTCATCCGGAACAATCGCATAATCGGAATACGGATTTTCACCCCATGCGGAATTTGTCTGAATGTCACGCACCGCATATTCCCCGAAGGTTGCCTTGGAAATTACGCAGAAAGGATTTGCCCTCTGCGGATTTTTTAAGATTTCTTCGCTCATGGTATGCTCCTTTCTTATAGTCCAACATAATAGTATGTTTCTCCATTAGCATTTACATAATCATTAATCGTTGTTATATGCAGTTTTCCTTGATAAACAGACATATTTTCGTGTCTGTTACCATTTGTATCATAAAATCCCAAGCCAGTAACAAAAACAATTCCTTTTGTAGAAAATACCGCATATAAGGTGCTAATAGAGTTTCCAACATCAATGATTCTCTCCGTAGCACTTCCATTTCCGGTGTAAGTGCCAGTAGGCTTGTTGCCAGTGTGGAGAAGGTTATAGCTAGTTCCTCCGCTATGATTCAAGAATTTTAATCCGTCAGCACCATCAAATCCAAGATAACCTAAAACATTCCAATCCATGCCTACAAATTGCAAGTAAACAGTATCGCCCACTTTATTTTCAAGTACCATAGGGATATAAGACTCTGCCGACACTACCCCACCGCTTTTAGGCAAATATTTCGAAAGGTCAACCGCTGTTCCTAACCTCTGCCAATATGCAGTGTTGCTGTCCGATGGTGTCTGCCCGGTGCAAGCCTGCTTGCATACCCACGATGCCCCGGAATGGTTTACAATATCAAGCATTGCGTATGTAGTGGATGCCGAATAGTCACCCTTCGGCATCAATAAAATTCTTCCTGCGTTTTCCATTATCGCACCCCCCATTCGAGATTTCCGCTTTGGTTATTTACTGCGAACACATACTTCGGTGCATTGTATTCCAAATTCCCGGTTGCAAAGTTCACAGCAAATTGTGTGTTGTGTGTTATCTGCCGGACTTCTTCCAATGCTCCAAGGCAGGCCGATTCGCTTGCCTGTGCTGCACTCTCACTTTCTGCCGCTGCTTCCGCTGATTCTTTCGCCTGTGCTGCATTCTCTGCGGATTTTGTAACAGGCTCCTGCATAGTCAAATTCATATTGATTATGCGATTGTCAAGTTCATCCAAGGCAGCATCCATCTTGTTCATGTTCGTTTCATTCAAGGGTGTTGCTTCGGATGGATAATTTTCATACAGGATCCGGTTGTACGCTTTCTGCATCTTTTGCCACCTCACTTTCCGCTTCTGCCTGCAAGTCGATTGCCAACTTTTGCTGCACTGCTCCAAGTGTGCTAGTCAGTACCAATTCGACAACGCATATAGGCAAGCCGCTTTTGTTTATCAGATCCACCAAATCATTCCTGAATTTCTTCGTTGCTGTGTTTATTCCCATGTTATCACCCGACCTTCGTTTCCAATTTCGCAACTCTTTCACGCAATGAAGTGAATTCTGCCCTTGTCACCGGAACATAACCGTTCAGGGTAGAACACTCTATATCACCGGAACAACTCACGCTTCCGCAATCAACGGTGCATGAACCGTCACCGATAATCAATGTTGTACCGCTTAAATATGCGACTGCATAAGTGTCAACATATCCGGAATCGTAAAATGTAATAAATGAGTTTCCGATTCTTGCAACACCACCACCACTTTTTGATGCTATTTGAAGCGTGTTGCCGTACATAGATATTTTTGCGGAAGAACTGCTGATCGTCACACTTCCGGAACTGTCAACCGAAAAACCACCATTGATTGTTGTATAACCTTCAAGGTTGATTTGACTTGCAGAAATCGTTATATCTTCCAATGCAACAGAAATCATGCTTGAAACCTGCCCCTGCGTGGTCCGCAGGTTGATTTCCCCTGCAAGGACTTCAATATCACTTTGCACCGATTCTTCCAAGTTCGTCACACTAAGGGATATTCCATCAACACGCAATGAAAGGGAAGATTCCGCACTCTGCGCTCTGCTGACTTCCGCTGTGATACTGTCGGCATTCTGTGTGATTCGAGAAGACAAGCTGCTTTCCGCACTCTGCGCTCTTGATACTTCGGAAGTGATGCTTTCCGCAGTCTGTGTGATCCTAGATGACAGATTGCTATCTAAATTTGACACAGAAAGGCTGATTTCATCCGCACGAATAGAAAGGCTTGCTTCTGCTTCCTTCGCTCTCTTAACCTCTGCGGATATTTCTTCAGCAGTCTGCAAGATTTGGGATGAAAGTTCTTTGTCTAAGTCGATAAGCTGTGACCGTGTTTCTTCCGCTGTCCGTGTCAAGATGTTCATTTTGCCCTTCAACTGCACAATGGACTTCTGCACCGAATTCACATTGTCAGAATAGGTTTCTGCACCCTGCGCTTCATAATCATCAATCAAACCCTGAATTCCCTTCAGTGTTCGTTCAAGGATGTATGTTTCCACAATCTCATGCTGCGTTATCATGCGGATCCCGGCACCGACTTCCAAATACGGATTGCCGATTGCCTTCACGGTTGCAGGCCTATACCATACAATGCCAATAATGTCAAACAACCTCTGCCCGATTGCTTCCAAGCCTGCTGCATCCTTGCCAAACACAAGGAAGTTTCCTTCGATGATATATCCGTTTTCACCATTGCCGATTATGCATCCGATGTCGTTTTCTTCCTGCCTGATCTGCAACTTCCCAATGCGCTTCGTGGTATAATCTTCATACTTGCAAGATATATAGTTCTGTTGCGGAATCTTTTCTGTTCCGCTGTTATCCCTTGGGAATAAATCATCCGAAGGATATAATTCATCCGAAGGGTAAAGTCCTGTTACAATCTCCCGAAGGAAGATATACTGCATCTTCCCATTCCGTCCGATATGCCCGAAGCATCCGTTGATTTCACAAATGGCAGAAAGCACATCTTTTCCGCTGATTGCTTCCGGATCAATGGTCCTTTCCACCACCATTTCATCATGCGGCAGGGTGATTTCTTCCTGTTCCATGCCGAACTGCTCCATGAAGGAATCACGGAATGCCCGAAGGGTGGTTGTGCTGTCCTTTGTCGGAAGAATGCTGTTATACCATGCAGCCACATCCGCATTGATAATGTCATACATGGCATCATAGGCAACAATGTCACGATATTTTCTGTCTGCTGTCGGTTTGTCGGATGCCACCTTGTATGTGCCAAGCACGAAAGGATCCACAGCATCCCCGGCATACATCGAAACAACACAGGTTGCACCGATCAACGGAATCACATTCCCGATGATCCGCAGCTTAAAAACCGAAGCTTCACAGGATCCGAAACGAAGTTCAGATCCTGAACAAAGACTTTCGGAAATCTCCATGCTTTCCGACACAATATCTTCATTCTGAAGCGTGACAGAAAGATCAGGAAATGACACAAGCAGCCGCTTTGGTACTCCCGACTGCTTGAAAAGGTCCTTGTATTCTTTTGTGTCTGCCATCGTCAATTCTCCTTTAACTTAACAGGAATTTCACCATACCGGATTCTGCCCGGCAGTGCGTATTTGTGCTGATTCTTCATGTCATCCACACGGAACACTCCCATCTTGTATTCCCCGGTTGTGTCATTCCAATATTCCACAGACACATTCCGTCCGGTAGAAAATGCAGAAATGAATGCAGTGTGTTCTTCCATGTCGTGTTCCCGGATGGTGAAACCTATTTCCATTTTCTTGGCCGGACTTAATTCTTCATGGAATCCACCTGCTGCATCGTAGTATGAAGAAACAACCCTTGTTGTCGGTGTAGCATAATAACTGCCCCTCTTGATCATCAGATCGCTGATGACAGTGCCATTGATTTTGATTCTATAACCCTGATACATGCTGCACCCCCTTTATGCAAAAGATGGATTCCCGGTCTTCTGCGTGTACTCTCTTGCCTTGTCACGCACAACACGGAAGATTCCGTTTTCATCCGGTACAACCTTCACTACTTCCTGCATGTCCGGAAGAACATCACGAAGTGCATCTGTGAATGCTTCACGCATCATGTTATAATTGGAAACATTCTGTTCCGCAACAGCTTCCCGGATATAGGTTTTCAGTGTGCTGATCGGTGCAATAGCTTCCGCACCTGCTTCACCACCTACCATTGCATTGTTGCCATTCCGTCCGAACACTGTCGGCTTCTCCATGACACCGCCCTTTGCATACCATTCAATGCCAAGCTTCGGAATGGAACCCTGCAACAGATCCCCGATTTCCCAACCGGACGGAGTAACACTGAAATGTGGCATCTTGATCTTCGGAAGCTTGAAATCAAAATCGAAAAATCCTTTGATTTTCTCAATGATTCCGCTGATTGTTTCCTTCGCCATTTCTATCTTTTCCGTAATACCGGACTTGATTTTTTCGAAGATCCCCACAACCGCATCTTTCGCAGCAGTGAGTTTTTCGGTCATCTTGTCTTTGATCTCGGTAAGTTTGCCCCCGGTGATTTCATCCATTTTGTTGAATGCTTTGGACCATACCTGTTTTGCGGAATCAGTCATGGTCTTGAAATACCCTTTGATGCCGCCACCGTTTTCCTCGATCTTCTTCTTCATTGCGGACATCTTGCCGCCTGTGATTTCGTCCATCTTATCAAAGGCCATTCCCCATGCCTGCTTTGCAGAATCGGTCATGGTTTTGAAATATCCCTTGATTCCACCACCGTTTTCTTCAATCTTCGCCTTCATGTCGGACATTGCACCCGATGCCTTTTCTTTCATCCATGTGAATCCTTCACCGACTTTTCCAAGCACAGTGCCGATTCCTTCGAATACCGGACCAAGCACAGAACCAATGGTTTCTGCAAGGTATGTGAACAGGTCAATCAACGGTTGCAAAATTACGTTCAGTAAATCAAGCAAAGGTGAAATCACAGCTAAAATTGCCGATAACAACGGAGAAAGCAAGTCTAAAATCGGACTTAAAATCTTCATTGCTCCTGTCAATAGCGTTGTAAGCACCGGAAGCACAGATTTCACAATCTGAATCAACGGTGGAAGCAACAACTGCAATGCTTGCAACACCACCGGAAGGATTGCTTCTGTGATCTGCGTGAATGCAGGTAAAAGTCCGTTCAAAATATCCATCAGCATCGGGAAAATGCTTTCTGCCAAATCGAACAGCATCGGCATCAATGAATCCATCAACCCGATTGCGACAGGTGCAAAACTATCAAAAGCATTCTGTATTTGCGGCATGAATTTCAGCACCATGTCAAGCACTTTCTGAATGATGGGAAACAGTGTGACACCAAGCTTTGTTCCTACCATCCCGACAGACTTCTTCACATCGTCCAAGGTATCACCAAGGACAACACCTGCATTCACTGCATCATCACCCATGATCAGGCCCAATTCGTGTGCTCTGTCTGTCAATTCAACAATGCCTTCTGCACCGTTGTTCAACATCGGCATCATTTCAGATCCGGATCGGCCAAGAAGTCCATTTGCAAGTGCTGCTTTTTCTGTGCCATTTTCCATTGCAGCAAGTGCCATTGTCACTTCCTTGAACATATCTTCCTGATTCTTCATTTTTCCTGTGGAATCGTAGATGCTAACACCTAACGCTTCGAACATTTCAACACTCTTTTCAGTTCCGCTTGCTGCTCCGTCCATTTGTGCAACAAGCGTTTTCATACCCATCTGAAGACTGTTGACATCCATTCCATTCTGCCCCAATACATAGGACCATTCCTGATATGCCTGTTTTGACATACCGATCTTTGCAGACATCTTGTCGATTTCATCCGCTGTTGATGCAGACGAAGAAACCACACCCATCAGTGCCGCACCTGCTGCTGCCGTTCCGGTGACAACCGCTGTTCCAAACTTCGCTGCCGTTGCCGCCCCTTTCTTCAAGGATTCCGCAAAATTGCCTGCCTTTTTCGATGTGGCTTCTATGTTCTCGTTTGCTTCTTCGTTATCAATAGCAATCTTTCCGAAGATCTTAAAAAGTTCCATAAGGGATTCACCCCCTTCTTTTGTTCTTTATCGTGGTTTATACGTTCCCACGCATTTTTCTGTTTGATAATATACCCAATTCCTGATCAATCCTTGGTGCCAATCTGCTGACCAAGGCATTCCCATCAAGAACGATGTTCGAATCCTTTTCTGCAAGCTGTGGCATGTATTCTGCCAATATTGACATGATCCTTTGCATGTAATAGATGACAGGTTCATTCTCTGCTTTCACAGCTTCCCTGACGAACACAAGAAGTGTGTCAATAGGTGTGATTGCTTCTGCTCCTGCTTCGCCAAACCCTTGCCATCCTGCAAGTGTTGGAAGCACTGTCGGCCTGTCAAATATTCCACCCTTTGCATTCCACTTGACAGAAAACTTTGGAACACCGGGGATGTCAAGAAGTTCCGCAGCCTTTGCAAGAATTGCAGGCTTCTTTGACCATGACACACTGATTGAAGGCATTTTGATTGCTTTGAACTTCAGATCAATGTTGAAGAATCCCTTTATCTTTTTGATGGCATTGTCCACTGTGTTCCGTGCTGATTCGATTTTTTCTTTGATTGTTGAATAGATTGATCCGAAGACTTCAACAACCTTGTTCTTTGCAGAAACTATTGGATCAATCAGGCCCGATTTCAGCAATTGGAAAGCTGAAACAGCCTTGTCCTTTGCTGATTGCACCTTTTCAGAAATTGTGTTCCGGATGTTGTTGAAAATATCCGTTGCCTTCTGTTTCATGGATTCGAATTTCTCTTTCATGCTGTTGTACATTTCAGTGAATTTTGTTTTCAGTATGGAAGCAGCCTTTGAACATGCATCTTGTATCTTCTCCCATAGATTGATCCAAAACTGTCTGAATGGTTCAACATTGTTCCATAAATAGATAAAGGCAACCACAAGGCCTGCAAGAAGTGCCACGATGATTCCGATTGGATTGGCCATAAGTGCCGCATTGAATAAAAGGATCGCATTTCTGACCGTGCTGATTGCTTTTGCAGCTGCTGTCATAATGGTTCCCCAATTCATAATCAAAAGAAAGATTCCGATGGATGTTGCTGCACCAAGAATGACTGCAACCCATGTATGAATTGTGTTTTCATTCTCTTTGATCCAATTGATTGCATCCTTGAACTTGTCAATAAGTTCCTGGATCTTTGGTGCTGCTGCCGCAACCATGTCCGCAATCTTATTTTTGATTTTAGTCACGATTGGTTCAAATACCGCACCAAGTTCTGCAAAGGCATCAGAAAGCTTTTCCTGTGCCTTCCTTGCATCCATCACATCCTTGTTTGTTTCCTTGTACTGATCCGCTGCTTTGCCGTATGTATCACGCAAGGTGTTCATGATCAGGTCCTGTCTTTCTTCCTCTGTTGAACACTCCGCAAGCTGTGCATTGAAGTCATCAACGGTTATTCCGGACCATTCGAGTGCATCGGCCAAGGACGATTGCACCTCTCCTAAAGAACTGCTGTGGTTGATGGCTTCTGCCAACCCCTCCAACGGCAATGATGCCCCGAAAGTCGAATACACTCCTGTCAAGGTGTTTGTCATGTCATTCAGTTCTTCTTCGTTATCAGCAACCAATGCAAGGTGCTGTGCAGCTTCAACAGCCGCACCGGAATCACCCATGACTGCATTCAGATCAGAATAGGTGTTTTTGGCCACTTCAGAACTGTGGCCTGCTGTCTTATAGGCAGATTCAAGCAATCCCATTTCCTGCCTATATTCTCTTGTACTTTCTGTGACTGCAAGGATGGATCCACCAATGGCCAATCCTGCACCTGCAATCAACTTGCCTGCTGACACAACGGCCCTTCCAATTCCACCGAAAGCACTGTTGATGGTTCCCTGTGAATTGTTCGCCCTTTCTGCTGTGTCATCAATGGCATGGTTCGCTTCAGTGTTGTCAATGGCAATGCTGCCAAACAATCTGAACAGTTCCATGCATTTCCCTTTCTATTTTGGGGAAAATCTCTGCAAGATTCCCCTTGATTGCTGTTTGGTTTCTTCCACCTGTTCATCTGTCATTGATAAGGTTGTCGGTTGTTCCTTCTGCTTCTGCCACAACCCGGCCTTCCATTCGCTGAAAGGCATGTCAGACATACTGTGAACGTAAGCAATCCAAAGTTTGTTGTCATCCTCTTTTTCCGCTTCTTCTTTTTTGCGCTCATTTTCAAGATTGATTATTTGGTTCACAAACTCCCCAAACCGCCCTTGTTCGATGTACAATCTCATGAAGTCCATTGGACTTGCGTATCTTGAAAACAGCAAGTCCATGAACTCAATCTCACCTATTAAAGCAATTTGAAGACAACCTTGAAAAAAGATGTGTTCTTCACCTCATTGAAAGAATCATAGATCATCAACGGCAGTGTGCCGAACTCCATCTTCTTGATCTCGTCAACCGGGATCCCGGACATATCCGACCAAAAAGAATAGATGTCCTCACCCACCGGACCGCATAACTTGGAAATCACGATGTCAGCAATGTCAAGCACAACCATCTTCCCGACTTCATCAATGGTCATTCCCTTCGCTTCCTGCTTGAAGGTGTCCTTGAACTCCTTCAGGCCAAGCTTGCGGAAAAGCTGCAACAACGGCATCAAATCACCATCATTCAGCTTCCGCAATGTATACGGTCTTTCAATCACTGCTTCTTCCTGCTTCGTATTATCTTCAATAATTGCTTTACTCATAAGGTTTCAATCCTTTCTTTACGCTGTGGCCTTTTCCGGGTAGAAAATATAGATCGGTAAGGTGTCAAATACATCACCCTTGAAGTCAGCAGAACATTCAAAGGTTGCCTTCAACACTGCCGTTTCCTTGTTCTTCGGCTCAACCTCAAAACCGGAAGTGCAAAGTGCATTTTCCATGATGATGATCACTTCCGTTCCGTCCGTCATGTTTCCGACAAATGCGATATTGTCAAGATAGTCGGACAGTTCAAGAAGCGGTTTGGTGATGATCTGCGTGTATCCCTTGATAAGAGAATCCACTTCCTTGCCGACAATTGCCCTCTTGAAACTCTCCACAGTATGCTGTGCAAGGTTCGTTTCAAGGCTGCCTGCTTCACCCATCTTCAAGGTCAATCCCTTGACCTTTACAGTCGCACCATCGACATCAACATCCGTAAATTCGGAAACGATGGAACACTTGTTGCCACCGGATGTTGCACCAAGGACATTTTCTTCAGAATCATCCCATTCACCGATGACAAAATCACCTGCCTTCGGCACATAATCTGCGGCAACTCCAATGAAGGAAACATCCGGTGTCAGCTTGCTGATCCGAATCGTGTCAGTGCCTTCTTCCTCGGTGTCTGCGATAACCTTCAGGGAACCCTTCGGCTGCTCTCCACCATCTTCCACCGTGACTTTGTTGTACACATACTTCAAATTCTTGAATACCGTGCCTGCTCCAAGTAAGAAATCATCCGGAGTCTTGCTGTTAATTCCCGATTTTCTCATTTTTTCACGCTCCATTCTTTCAAATCTAAGTTGATTTGGATTCTTTTCAGGGAACCTTCACCTGTTGGAACAGGGAATGCATTCCCATAAAAAACAGCAATCCCATTTCCATTCGGAAGGATTGCTGTTCTGCCCCCAATTGCAGGGAATAATTGTTCAATTGTTGCTTTCTGCTTTTCAAGATCCAACCATGATCCTTTTCCGGTTCCGGTCAGGATGAATTGTGCTTCCTGCTTTCCATCTTCTGCACCGGGTGTCACTTCTGAATAAGATCCAACCCAATATGCAGGAATGGAAGAAACATCAGAAGTGAATTCCATAAATTCATACGGAATCCCGGCTGAATCCATTGCATCTTTTATGAATCCCAAAGCTGCCGTTGTCATCATTCACCATTCCCTTCTTCCATTCGTGCCTTCAGAACTTCCATTGCCCTTCTGATGATTGCATTCTTCAAGGTGTTGAATGCATTCTGCAATGCCCGGTTTGGTGTTTTACCGTATGTGTGATGGAATTCCCCGGTCTTTTCATCCCGGTACACCCAACCGCCTTTTCTACCATCACCCTTCAAGGCATATTCACCTGTTCCGAATTCTTCCCATATAGCATTCTGAAGTGGTGATCCGATCACTGCTTCCAATTTCGATTCATCGACTTTGTAGGTCCATGAATTCTTCAATTGTCCGGTTCCAACCCTTGAATTGTTTGCTGTCTGTGAAGCAAGTGATTCTGCCGATTCAAACAGATAGGCAATTGCAGCCTGATTCATTTCTTCCCTAACTCTCATTGAATTATCTTCAAAATGAACAGCCATATCATTGCCCCCCTGTATACTTCAGATAGATTTCAAGCTGTTTGTGCAATCCCATTGGATCATCAATCAACTTGACATCATACACACCACCATTCACAATCATTCTGCTATTTTCAGCCTTCACAGCCGAATCAAGCTGCTTCCAATCAGAAACAAACACATGTGTTGATTCCTGAATCTTTGCATTGAATGTCGTATAGGTGGAATCACCGGAAGAAAGGTCAAGGAATCCTGCAATGTTGTGAATGGTTTTCCATTCCTTCACGGATTCACCGATTTCATTCTTGGTTGTGGTGCTGATCTGAAGCTGTGCAATTGTATTGCCACCAATCATGCAAACACCCCCTAAAATCTAGCCTTCATGTAAGGCCGTAGGAAGCCGATTAAGGACTTCGGATAACCAAGTGAGGAATTATCCCCATCCATGTTGAAATAGGTCACAGAATGCCGGGAAATGGTTTCAGACTGTATGCCAACCTTATCCCTGTTTTCAAGATCCCACTTCATCATGTTCACAACACCCATCTTCACATCCACCGGATAGACAACTTTCGTCACAAGGACATCAGTTTCATCCAAGGCATCCGGAAGTGCGATGACATCATCACCTTCTTCTTCAACCTTAGAAACAACATACAGGCCTTCATTGAAGTTCGATTCGGTGATCTGTATCGTGTCACCTGCCTTGAACATGGCAACATCACAATACAGTTTCCCATCCTCAATCGTTCCAACAGTTCTGATTGCCCTTTGCTGAAAGTTGTTGTTGGTGTGTCTTCTGATCAGCAATTCGATGGCCTGAAGCTTTGCTTCAATCACCGGATCCGCAACATCGGTTGTCACATATGTCTTGAATTCTTCTGCTGTCATAATCATCAGGGATTCCCCCTTTCATTATTCAGCATCCGTCACTTCATAGCCTGCATGACTGCGGAACCATGCTGCCATTCTTGCATCAGAAATGACTGCCTGACCATGTGCGAACTGCACACCGCCTGCATCAATGCCGCAGAAATTCGGATTGCTTACCACCTTAACCAACCACTTCTTTGCCTTTGCATCTGCCTTTGCATCTGCTGCTGCATCCTTCTTTGCATCTACTTCTGCATTTACTTCTGCATCCTTCTTTGCCATGTCGATCCATCCTTTCTTTTATAAGGTGCGGCAGACTATGCCACCGCACCATTCACATTATTACGCAATCTTGATGTTACGGAGAACACCTGCATTTGCAGTATTCTTCAGAACGGTTGCTGCTACCATCTCAACTTCACCCTTCTTCACTGCACCCGGCTGACTGAAGTCCGGAACATAGGAAGTGATTGCACCGTTTCCGGTCAAGGAAGCTGCATGGAAACCGTTGTTTACATCGAACTTCGCTGCATAGATGTCAGTAACACCGGAATTCACCTTCACGCAAGAATTTGCGGTCACAGCACCACCGGAAACAGCGTAATGATTGCCAAGATCCATGAAACGAACACCATCCATGACAGTCACTCTCTTGCCGAATGCTTCCTCGGTTTCGGTCTTATAACCAAGAAGTCTTGCGATGGTCTGAACCTTGCTGATCATGTCAGTGTTCATCAGGAGTGCATCTGCATTGGTCTTCTTGATAAGGTTCTGAAGCATTTCATAGAACTGATCCATGTTGGTCTTCAGGTTTGCCATCGTGGAAAGATCAATCGTCTTGCCTTCACCTGCATTGAATTCGGAAGTGGTGCCTGCAAGCATCTTGTCAAGGCCATCGAATTCATCCGTTGCAGTGGTGCTGTTACCATTGATCAAGGTGTAGTGGAACAGGGAAATTGCTGCTGCAATCTTTTCCTCGAACTGATATGCCATGTTGTTGAACTTGCCTTCAGCCTGCTTCAACACACGGTCCATCTCGAAGGAACCACCGAAGATCTTCAGTGCAACAGTCTTCGTTTCAACGGTTGCCTGATTTGCAGTATAGTCATTGTTCAACGCACGGAATGCAGCAGTTGCCGGCAACTTCTTCTGCACATAGGAATAGGTCAAGGTGCTTCCACCGCCTGCGGACGGAGAAACACAGTTATCAAACGGAAGCATCTGAAGGATTTCAGACTTTCTCAAAAAGATGTCAACGATCTGCTGACTTACCTTGTCGGCCATACCGACTTTCATTTCTGCTAATGTCATAGCCATAATAATCACCATTTACCTTTCTTATTTGGATTCAAATTGCTGCTGAAGTGCTTCAGCAAGTGACTTCGGTTCAGAACTACCATGCCCGGCATCCGAACCCGGAAGCTTGTTTTCCTCAATCTTCTTCGTAGAAGATGATTCAAACATGTTCGGGAACTGTGTCTTCAATCCCTCACTGTAAGTCTTCCAATCTTTGATGTTGTCATTTTCGTCAAGTTCAAGGGATTTGCCCTCTGCATTCAGCTTTTCGTTCAGCTTATAAGTGAGATAGCCAACATCAAGGGCCTTTTCGGAAAGAAGTGCCACTTTGATTGCTGATGCCTTCTTCGTTTCCTGAAGCTGCTTCTGCAAGTCTGCCACCTGCGTTTCATAGCCTGTGATCTTGCCCTGCAATTCCTCATTGCCCTTCGTTCCCTTCTTCAGTTCCGCAATCAGGCCATTTGCCTGTTCCAGTTCCGTTTTCTGACCATCGAACAATGCCTGAAGTGCATCATGCTTGCCCTTGCCTACATATTCACCGGATGTCAGATTGGCAAGCTTGATTTGCTTGTCCTTGTTTGCTTCATCCCCATTGTAGGCATTCACTTTTTCAGCAAACTGCTTGAAAAGTTCTTCACCCAAGATCTCTTTCAAAAATTCCATATCATTTTCCTTTCTTTTGCGTTGTTTTTAATCGTGGTGTCACCACTGCAAAGCCTAGTTTTAATGTCATGCGACAGGACAAATTTGAAGGGATAAATGCCCCCTTCTTGGCATATAAAAAAGCAGTCATTTTCGACTGCCTTTCTTCTCTTTCATTTCTTTGTATTGATCACATTTCCCAATACAAAAACACTGTTTGATCTTGCACCACATCCGGGCCACACATGAAGAAGATGTCGGATGCAGTATCTTTTCAATCATGTATTTACATTTCATTTTTCTAACCCTGCAATCCTTTCCTGTGCCTTCGTGTATTCTTCCGTGTTGCGATAATTATATATTTTGTCATACTGCCTTTTGAAATCATCATAGTTCTTCGCCTTCACCGGAATGATTTCATCCTTGTATTGCCGCAATGCATCAACGGAAATTCCAAGCTTCCCGGCAATCGGTTCAAGGTCTTCATCGGACATCCTGTCAGTATCACCGATATATTTTGTTTCTTCCTCTCCAAGCAACCACCTTGCCCTTGAATCACAACGGCATCTGCAATTGATGTCTTCAGAAGGTTCCCCGAATCCACCCGGTTCCATTGCTTCCATGCCATAGATTTCAAACGGTTCATCAAGTTCCCGGACCTGTCCATCAAGCAATCTGTGTGTATCTCTTGTTTTGCTATCAAGCGCAGCACTCCAAATCTTCACAATGTCTGCTCCCCGGTCCTTTGCATGGTGCTGTGCATTGGAAATGGCCTTATTTTGGATCCTGTGGCCTTCAGTCCTTGCAATACGCATTGCATTGTTCTTGCTGATGCCTGCATATCCGGAAAGGTTTCTTGCAATCTCTGAATACATTGCATTGTTTGTGATTCCTCTGCTGATTTCAGAAGCAATCTTCTTGGAAAGTTCCTTGGTGTCCTTTCCAAGTGCCACATACAGTGACGATGACAGCTGTGTTTCATGCTGAATTGCTGCCACAACCATTTCCTGATCAATCGGGAACACCAATGGAATGCCCTGCCCTTGTATATCATACAAAGTGCCGATGAATCCCTGTTCATAGCACTTTGTGAGATATTCGGAAACAGATTCAAAGTTGTTGTTGTGCAGCTGCTCCAAGATTGTTTCAATCTGTGATTTCAATTGCTTCTGATACTCTGTTTGATAGATGACATGTTGAAGATCGGCATCCCCACGCATCTGAAGGATTGCAATTCTTGTTTCAACCTCTGCCAATGCATCCTGATAGTTTTCGGACAGCTTTTTCAAGATCTCCTTTTCACTATTCAGTGATACTTGAAGCATTTCCTTCTGTCTGCGGTTCATCTGTCATCACCCCATTCAAAGCACCCTGTGCAGCCTTCAGTTCATTTTCAGCTTCATCCGGATCCGGAAGCTTCCCTTTGATTTCTTCATAGTCAATGTCAAGCACATCACAGATATTCTGCATCAATGTTTCATTGTCAAGCTTTGCCGCAAGGTTCAACAAAGTGGTGATTCTTGCCTGCTGCTCCTGTGCTTCCAATAATGCAATCTGTGCATTCTCCTGTGCATTGGACATCACTTCATGTGCAAAGTTGAAATACACATCCTTCTGCTGATAATCAGTGCCATTGATGCTGTTGATTTCATCAAGGACGATCTTCAGGATCTTCCGGAACATCTGCTTCAGCTTGATTTCCTTCTTGGTTGCCTTCAGGTCAAGAAGGGAATACATTGCCTTGATTGCAATGTTTGTGGTTGCAGCAGTGTCCTTCAGTCCGGACATGTTCAAACCGAATCCGAATCTGTAAATATTCTTTTCATCCAAGTTCAGTTTTGCTTCCCTTGCCTGATACGGAACATCTACTGTGTGGACCTCAACACCACCATTTTCATCAGTGCCGATGATCTTCTTGGTCTTCAAATTGGTCTGCAATTCATCAAGGTTGTCACCTTGGAATCCCTTCACAACATGAATCGGTGTGTCAAAGTCAATCAGATTGTTTGAAAGGCTGCTTGCCATCAAATCATAGTCATCAATCAGATCCTTGATCGGTTTCAAGTCACTGAATCTCTTTTTGTTGTTATCCAACCTGAAGAACGGAATGAACCCGAATCCTTCAAAATAGGTGGAATCATCATTTTCCTTCTTCCATGTGGTGTGCGGCCTTGGATTGATCTTCATGGAATCATCTTCAATGATCTTCCCATCAGATCCCATGACATAGAAATATGCCTGCTTATCATCCCACACTTGGATTCTTGTGATTTCCTTCTTGCCCTTGTCAATTCTATCAATATAGTGATAGATGACATATTCGCATCCGTCATCGGTGTCCTTCTCCCGGACCTCAATCACACCAAGGCTGTCAGCACACTGAAAGGCAATCCGGTCTTCCGCATTCTTATATGCGTACAAATAGCCGAATCCCTTTGCACTGCTGTCAGTGAGTAATTCAGCCACTTCAGAAGCGAAATCTTCATTGTTGTTGAAGTATATATCCAATTCTTCCTGAAGCTTCGGATCATCCGACTTGAACAGGCCATCATCCCCGGAAAGAATGTACTGCACCACCTGATCAACCAATTCAGCAAAGAACGGATGTGAATTCCGGACATTTGCCCTTGTCGTGTCTTCCTGAATCTTTCCATCAGCATCATAATAGAACACCCGGTATTGCTTGATGTCGTGTTCTCCTTCGTAGTATCTCTGACCGATCCTTGCAAACTTCTTATTGTCTGCACCCTTGTCTTCGTCAATAAACTGCTTTATTTCATCAATCGAAAGCATCTTTACACCCCTTTCTATAAACAATCGGCATCCAAAAATGCCTTGAAAATTTTAGGTCCTTGTATTGCGAACCAATCTGTGATTGTTTCATCCTGCCCGAATGCTTCTGAAGTTCCGCTGTTGTTCCATATACCGGATTCATAGAAAAAAGCATGAATTATTTCATGCCTTAACACTTTCTTTCTATATTCCGTCAAATCAGAAAGACTATTTCTGCATGGTTCAAACTTCCTGATTTTGATTGTCTTGATACTTTGGTCCATGCAACCATCGGAATCTTCAGGCATATCTTCTTCCGGAACATCATATAAAATTGTATATTCCGTTCCTAAAACATCTAATACATCCATTTCTTCTGCTTTCTCCATCCTTCTATGACATAACGCAAGGCCGCCATTGCATCATCTTGGAATGCCACAGGTTCATCTAAATATTCCCCTGTTCGGTCATCCTTTTTCCATTTCCATTGCTGCAATTCCTTGATGGTATTCACACAAGAAGGATGCACATATATTTTCCGCTGCTTCAGATACTCAATCTGTGCCTTCACGGATCCACCGGAACCACCCTTGTCAACACCTTTTGCCCGGTTATATCCACCCTTCTGCCACATCTTGATTCTGTCTGGTTCTGCCGAATCACACCACATCTGCTTGTTTCGTGGTATATCAGCAGCCTTTGCCATTTCAATCAGTTCTGAAGTGTCCTTTTCAAACTCATATATTTCCTTCGTGATATAGATGTCATCATCCTTGATTCCGCATGGAAGGATCGCATTCGCATGGTTGAAACCAAAGTCCTGACCGATTGCAAAATCATCATAATCGGCAGGATTCTGTGAGATCTCTTTCACTTCCCAATTGTGAAGGATCAATCCACCGATTTCACCCCATTCACCAAGGCCATATATTTGATACCCTTCCGGATCCACAATCTTTCTTCGCTCCATGCGCTGCTTGTATGCATCATCAATGAAACGGTTCTGAAGATATGTGCTGTGATGACACAACACATTCGGATCCGGAATATCAAAAAAGACTTTCTTGATCCAGTGATTCTTGTTCACCGGATTGAAAGTCATTCTGATCTGATAAAATTGCCCTTCCGGAAGTTCACCACGCAAACGGTCATCAATGATTTCCAAGTCTGCCTGCGTGAATTCCGTTGCTTCTTCCAACCAAACATCCGTCAGCTTCCCTTTTGGGAATGTGATTGACTTCAGCTTCTCCCTTTGCCTATCATCATTCATTCCCCGGAATATGATCTGATTTCCATTCGGAATGAATGTCAATGCCATTGGTGACTTGTTTACTCTCCAATACTTATCATATTGATCACCAAACATCTTGTATAAGGCACCTGTCAATTCAGCAAAGGTTGAATCCCTGTTGCTGATGTCTGATTTTCTCATTGCCACAAGGTTTCTTCCGGGATCCTGCATCAATCGCAGTATGTAATTCTGTGCAGTATCAACGGATTTTCCGGATCCTGCTGATCCTTTCATGACAATATACCGCTTTTTGCTTCGGTCCACTTCCCGGAATCCGGGATTCATCTGAACTTTTATATTCATTCATCTTCATCCCCATAATCAACACTGATGTTCAGGCTCATGTCCACATCAGCTTCAACCTTTTCTGTATACAGTCCATAACGCTTGCCAAGAAGTTCTGCCGCCTTCAATCTGTCCTTCTCTGAAGGTTCCTTCATGATCGTCCTTGCTTCAGAACATCCTTCCCCGGTTCCTTCCACCACAATTTCTGCGGATTTACTTTTGCCACGCAAAACAGATGTCAAGTATTTCAGCACTTCATCCTGATCAGCAATCAATGCTTTTTCCTTTTCTGCCATCCGTTCTTCTATATATTCGCTGATATAAGGTTTTTTTAGGTTTTCATTTGCAATTACTGCCGCTGTCTTTACAGAATATCCTGCTCTTATAGCTGCTTGTGTGGCATTTAAGTCAATCAGATATTCATCACAGAATCTTTGCTGTTTGGCTGTTAATTTAGCCATCACAATCACCACCTTTGAAACAAAAAGGCCTTGAATGCAGGAGTATTGAGCATCATTCAAGGCCAAAGGAAAAGGTGCTGCCCTCACCCGAAGACAACACCTTCATGAATCATTTTACATTTTAATAATATCACAGGTTTTCAATCACATGTTATACAACATTTTGCAAAAAAGTCACAACGTATACATTTTTTAACACTTTTTCTTCTTTGCATCATGCCTTTGTTCCTGTGCATATAGCATTGCATAATACTGACCGTAACTCATGCCACTTGCCAATGCCTTGCTGTTCGCTTCGTGCAGCTGCTCTTTCTCTTTCTGCTTCTTTTCTTCCTGAAGCTTTTCCTGTCGTTTCTTCTCCCTATACTCCACACCATACACCTTTTGCCTTTCAGCACTTGCCTTGATTCTGCATCCATCGTTGCAATACACTTTCGTTTCCTTGGTTGTCGTGAACTTCTTCCCACACCACAAACAAAGTCTTTCATGCCGAACCACTTCCCCGGTCTTTTCCCTTTTTCTTCTCTCTCGCTTCCGCTTATTTTCCACAGTTATTGCACAATCCGGGGAACAATACTTTTTGTTCAGATCTCCTTTTTGGTATTCGTTCACCCAAAATTCACTGCCGCAGTATGCACATATTTTCTTTGTCATCCCTGCTCCTTTCTGTTATCAATCGGGGATTTCAGCCAATCAAAAATCAATTTTTCTCCAACTCCGTGACAAAACTGCTTCGTCAAAAACTCTGCCAATTCTACATCATTCATTGTCCGGATGCGGTCTGCGTTGGTTTCCTGCTCCCACATATCTGTTGCATTTCTTATACACTTGACACATGGATGTTCTTCAATACCATTCATCTTGTATTTGCAGTTATCGCATTCTCTCTCCATCCTGCGCTCCTTTCTGACACCTTTCACACTTATCCTTAAACATGCAATCCTCACACTTCAACCACTTTTTCTTCTTTCGTTTCTGTGCCATGTAGTCAAAATATTGTACCAAGCAATATTTGAACATCATTGCTCCCCCTCTAAACCCAAACTAGCCACCAATATACACCTACCATCCAAACCGTCATCAAGGAAGTACGGACATTTTGTGCATGGAATGTGCAGACAGCGTTTTTCAAACTCCTTACGTTTAAAATACTGCTTAATTTTTCGTATCATGGTTGCTCCTTTCCTTAACTCCAATCAAGATGCTTCCCACAACCGCAAACACGATGGTAATACAAAACAATTCCGTGGCAAGTAGGACAGTGCCAATTCCCGATGTTGGGATTTGAATCATACGGCACATAATATGGCTTATTCGGCTTTGCCTTTTCCTTCAACTCTCGGAACTCGGAAACAGTGCCGATTGCTCTGTACGATTCCAATTCTTCCAAAAGTCCCTTCTGCGCTTCCAACGTTTTTCCATAATGTCTGCCACCGCCAACAATTAGAACTTTAGGTTTCTTCGTCATTCTGCACCGCCTTCCTCTACTATCCTGCAAGGAACATCATCATCAACCTTTTTAATATCGTTGTAATCAATGATGATTTCCGTTTTTTCGCTTTCATCACAAGAACAAATCCCACAAGCGCACCAATCCGGACGGATCTTGTCACATTGTTTCAGCAACTGTTTAAGTGTTATATCTTCCGGTGCTTCTGCTATAAAAGAAATATCACATCCATTCAAAATAAACTTCATTCTGTCACTCTCCTTCCTGCGGATCCTCTAATCTCTCCAATAGTTGCTCTCGCATTTCTCTGTCCTTTGCTTCGATCTCCCGAAGTCCGTTCTTAAACTCCTTTATGGTGATTTCTCCTGCTTTGTACTTCTGCTTCAAGGTTTCCCTGCTGTACTTCATTCCGTCACCTTCCTTTCCAAGATCTCCTGAACATGCTTCAATGCCCGGCCATGAACTGTTGTGGCCCATGAATATGATTTGTCCATCATGGCAGCAGCTTCATCAAGCGTTTTGAACTGTATGTATACCTTGTGCAGCACATCATATTCAGCAACCGGAAGCTTTTCAATGGTCCTGATGACATCCTTCTTGGTATCAATCAATTCATCTATGTATCTATCAATTTCTTCTTCCATTTCAATCAATCTGATCACTGCATCTTCCATCCTGCTTTTGTTCCCGGAAGACTGAACCCTTTCCTGTTCCGAAGAACAGGATCCGGTTGACAGTGCAATTGATTTCCACTGACTTTTTTCTATCAGCTTGTTTTGAATCATTTTGTCAAGCTTGCTGACCTGCTGAAGATAGTCCTTTGCTTTCATTGCTTTTCCCCTTTCCATATTTTTTCGCCAATCTTGCCTTCAGTCGATCCCTTCTTTCTTCAAAGTCAGGGATCACCATTCCCAAGCAACTGTTTCTCTAATGCATCCATGTCACCATAGTTGTGCTGTGGAATGTCGTTGAAGCTGTTCTTTTTGATCCAAGAAGGAACAGGTTCTGTTCTTCCGGTTGTTGCTTTCTTCAATGGGAATATACCCTGCCAACCGTTCACAATCGACTGATTCAGAATTTCAATCTGTTCAGGAATGGATCCTGACAGTTTGTTCAGTTTGCTAAGAAGAAGTGAAACGGCATTTTCCGTCATTGGTTTCTTGATACCTTTCCGATAATCAATAAAATCAATGATTGCTTTGTTCAGTTCGGGAACATCAGAATATATTATTTCTTTACATTCTTTTACCTTCTTAACATTCTTTATCTTCTTGTTTGTCGTCACTTGTCCGTCACTTGTCTGTCGGTTGTCCGTCACTTGAATGCTGTTTTGTCCGTCAGAAGTCTGATACAAATCCCATTTAAGCACTGTAATCAGTGAGTTTTTATTACTTGTCTGTCTGTCAATCTGTCCGTCACTTATGAAGTCATTTAGTGTTCGCCTGACTTTACTTTCAGAAATAGACAACTGATTCCCTATGGAAATACAACCTGTGATCAACTGCCCCGGCTGCAACATTATTTTCTTACCTTTGAACAACGCAGGATATTCCGCATGTGTGGCATTCAGCAATAAATACATCCATACCGCAAGATGGTCCGCATCCTTCATGACAATTGGATTGTCAAGCAGCTTCCTATGAAGTTTTATCCATCCATTGTTGTCAGCCATAAAATCATCCCCTTGCGTATTCCCGGAAGACTTCTTCATTCAAAAGCCTTTGTCCTTCAACAGTGCTACTTCCACACAGTTCCGGATGCTCTGCCTGAAGCTTCTGTCGTGTTCTTCTGATCGTTTCCGTTGATGGGAACCCATATTCCTTCATGTGAAGAAAGAATGTCGGCATCGACATGGAATCTATATCAATACCATTCTTCTTTCCTACAATCTTATAAACCATATAACACAAATAATTGTCACTGCTTCTTGCCATCGGCTGTTCCGTCAGGACTTCAAGAACAATGTCCTGTGTTGTTTTCAATTCATTCAGTTTTCCCATTGCAAATACTCCTTCCTAAATCTCTTTGATTTGGATCCCATGCACATGCAGCATCAGTTTCCTTTTAAGAACAAAATATGCATAACCTGCTGTTGATGGATTTCTATAACCCTTTGTGTCTTCAACCACTGTCTTTCCATCTTGCTGATAAACAAAATCAGCTATGTACGAACATTCTTTTTCAATGCATCTTTGGCCATCCTTCAGCCTTTTCCCTGTCTTTGAATATCTTTCAATGACTTCATACTGTGAAGGGATCAGAACATATTTGACTTGCCTTTGCAGGCCTTGGATTGCCCCTGCTTTTTCAAGCAAGGACAATTCCTGAAACCTTTTTGCTTCCTTCTTGGAATCAAAGACAATGCCATCAATTTCAACCTTCTTGCTGCCATATTTGTTGCCACTGTATCTTTTCCAAGCCATGCTGCACCTACTTTCAATCTGTTATTGCTATAGAATCATATACTTCTGATTCACAGCCAACACCATTGATACATATGGAGCATGCTTCAATGCCAAGCACAACATAACCTTCCTTGCAAACACCGGGTTCATCAAGAATATAATTGATGTATACAACAGCGCATCTTCCTGTTAACATGTGTTCGCCTTTTCCATTGCAAGGATGTGGTGTCAGTTCATTCAAACCGATAAAATCACCCACCATGAAATTCCTGTCATTCTTACGGACTTCAAAAGTCTTTTTACCTGACACAACATCCTCAAAATACTTTGAACCAATTTTCAATTGATGTATCATACACAATCACCTTCTCCCTAGCTGATAACTGCAACACCGCAATCATGATCCTTTTTGTTCGCAAAATAGCTTTCACCTTCAGGAAGAACCATATATCCTGCATCATAATCAAGCATTGGATTTGGTCTTGGCTTGTTTATGCGGAACAATCCGCTAATATCTTTTGCAAAGCCACCGCAAGTGTGACGAATCACAAAAGGTGAAGGTTTTTCACCATCTTCAATCCCTTTTTCACACCACATCCTGAATTCTTTTCCGCACTTTTCGCATTTATATACCATATATCCATGAACCATAATTTTTCCCATACATGCACCTACTTCCTAATTGAACGGCAATTCTTCATCAATGCCATCCGGGATGTTCATGAACCCATCCTGATCAACCTGTGGTGCAGATGCCGCATTGCTTGCCGATCCACTTCCCTTGCTTTCGCAGAATTCAAAAGTGTTCACCACAATCTGTTCCGAATAATGCTTGACACCATCCTTTTCATAGTGGTTATTTCTCACTTCACCTTCAATCAGAAGCTTTGTTCCCTTGCCTACACTGCATTTTTCAAATGTTTCAGCAATTTTCCCAAATGCCACAAAGCTGAAAAAATCTGCTTCAGGTTGTCCTTCCTGCTTGAATCTTCTGTTACATGCACCGTTAAATCTTGCAACAGCCTCAGCCTTGCCATCCTGTGAATATTTGATTTCTGCATCAGCAGTCAATCTGATTATGCCTATCCATTTATTCATCTTCTTCACCTTCCTTTGGAGCCAAAACAGCTTCGCCAATATAGTCAAACTGTTCGTTTGTCAATCTTATGTATGCAGTTCCCTTGTATGGAATTTTCATTCCTGCCTGAACCCCCCATGATTTGACTTCATCAACAATCAGCAGGCAACCGCACCATTCACCGGAATTTTCGTTTGCCTGAATTACAGAACCAACTTTCACCATCAGATGTCACCTTCCCTTCTGTGCAGGCTGTGTTCCGCATCAAATCCTTCCGGGAATCTTGCCTTCAGCTTGTCGATGTTCATCTGCATCACTTCTTCAAGGCTCCATCCATGCGCTGTGCAATATTCGGCCACGAACCAAAGCAGATCACCAACTTCTTTCTTCATGTGTTCTTCGTTGAAATCATGCCCCTGATATAACTTTTGACAAATGCTGTGGATCTCCCCGACTTCAGCCGACATCCCATGCAATGCATGAAGTTCATTCTGCCATGCCATAAGGTCATGATTGATAGTTCTTGCCGCTAATGCCTGATATTCGTTTCCGGTCATAACGCATCCCCCCTTCTAATTGCCGAACAATGCCATCTGTGCATCCGTTACATCTTCAGAAGGTGCTTCCGGAACCGATTCTTCCTGATCAACTTCAGTCACCTGTGCTTCAATGATGGAATCATCGTTTTCAACATAGGTCTTTGTTCCATCCTCATTGATCACCGTCATGTCACCATCCATTGCCATCTGCATTTCAATGGACATGATGCCCCATTTGCTGATCAGCTGACGAAGCATTGTTTTGAAGGCCATTCCATCAAAATCCTTTTCCCAAAAGGTGAATCCCTTCTTTGCGGCATATCCCTTGGAATACTTCAAGGCATGTGCTTCCATCTTCTTTTTGCTCCAATACATTGCCTTCTTGAATCCGTTGGTATATTCGAACATTGCATAATATCCAATGGTTTCTGCCTGCTCTCTTGCTTCTTCATCATCAATCAGCTTCACTTCGATTTCCTCATTCAAAGGATCGAACCGGATCAATTCACCTTCCTTGATTGCAAGCACGTTCAATTTCTTGTACTGCCCGGACCGGATTGCAAGCTGAATATATCCCTTATATCCAAGCTGAAACTGTGCCACCTTTCCCTTGTTCTTGTCATTGAACGGCACCATGTAATACTGCCCCAACTGCGGAGAAGGTGACAGGTTCAAGGACTGTCCAAGAAGTGCAGCCGAAAGAATTGACTGATTTGTGCATTCCTGAAGTGCAGGATTGTTATTCACTGCGGAAACCACCGCAGAAATGAACTTCGTGCCATCCTTGCCGCCAACGACACTGTTGATCTGATTCTTCACTGCATCCGCAGTCAAATATGCTGTGATGCCTAATCTCTGATTCTGCTTTGCTACCAAACTATTATTTACTGCCATATTATTCACCTTCCTTATTGTTTTTCTTGTCATTTTTCTTGCCATTGTTATTCGGCATAGCGCAAATTACTATCAACGTAATGCAAATAATTAATACGATCTGTACTGAAGTTGCCATATTATTCACCTATTCCTTTCTAAACTGCCTTGAATTCAATGTTTCTGCCGTTGAAGAAGTCCTTCAATGCAAGTGCATCTGCCGTTGTCATATATGCCTGAAACTTCACCCACTGTCTTGCAGGTTTTGCTTCTTCAGCAATAGCATCAAATGACTGTGAATCAGTGAATCCCACCTGCCCCGGAATCTGTTCCGCTTCAGCAGCCTGTGCCTTTGCCTTCTGTTCTTCTTCGATCTTCCGCATTGCTGCTTCTCTTTCAGCCTTCGCCCTTGCTATCTCTGACATCCTGTGGCCTTCAGCAATGGCCTTGTTCATGTCAAGGGTAGAAATATACACCTGCTGTGCTTCAAAGCCGAATTCAGGCAGCTTTGCAAGCGTGGACATGTCCTGATTGAACTTCTCAATTGCAGCATCAATTGCTTCATGAATAGATTTCATTGAAACAGTTGCATTCAACCACTTTGAATCGAAGATCTTTTCAAATACAAGGCCTTCCGGAACATCACATGAATTCCAAAAGTTCTTGATTTCATCCATCTTGTCCTGCTTCTGCTTTTCCTCATACTCCTTCACCTGTCTGTCAATCACCGCAACAGGCCGATCAATAATGCTGATGATCTCATTGATCTTCGCCTTGAAATCGTTGAAAGGCTCCATATACTCCTTTTCCCTGCGGATTCTTTCATCATTCAGTGCCTTCTTCAGCTTGTTCAGATTGGCCTTGTCTGCCTTTGCTTCCTTGATCTGTGCATCCGTATAGACCAAAGTTTCATACATGCTGACCTTTTCTGTCAGTTCCTTCTTCAACTCCTCATAATTGAACAAAATCTGTTCCGGAAGCTGATAATCATTCATTTTTAATTCCATTTCTATATACTCCTTTCTTATATTCCCGGAAGAATCAGATCAGGCCTTTTCCGGTCCTGAACCTGCTTCCAAAACTTTCTTTCTGAAGATTCCAAAAACTTAATATCTTCTTCAACCTC